GGAGGAAAACAATTCTTACCCTCTTATGTCTTGACAATTCAAGCCCCGTTTTAAGAGCTTCCCACTGAGCATCCGGGTCGAGTATGATAGTAATTCGTTTGCATGGGCTTTTTATTATATCGGATATTTGGTAATTAGAAAGAATCTTACCTCCGGTACTAAAAGCTCTATCCCCCAGGGTTAAAGCATTCGTAGCAGATTCTACCAGATAACAACTATCATAAATGTATAGAGCATCTGAATTAAACATGACCATTGACTTTCCTAATCCGGTTAAATCCATGCCCGGGTTCTTATGAGGTCCACCAGCTCCGATCTTTATAAATTGCCTAGCATTATAATATATCAATCTTCCTGCTCTGTAGTAGGGTATAATGATCCTGCCCGCAAAATCCCCCGTAGTACAATAACCAACCCCTTTCATCGCTAAGGCAGTTAAATTTTTGTATCCCCGTTTTAGCATATAACTCCTAGCCATGTTAGCCATATGAGAGTCCCCCAGTATAAGTAGTTTGTAAGATTCGGGTAATCTTACTTCCCTTTCCTTTATTAACTCTACGGGTGAGTCCCTGTAGTCTGTTCCTTCAAAGGATTTTAAATATCCATGAGCTTCTACCCAAGTAGAAAAACCCTCTAGGTGCATTAATAGATCAAAGGGTTTCGGATGATACCCGCAAGCAAAGCAATTAGTCCTATCGAATAAAGGATTTACACCAAATTTTTTCTCCTTGCCACAGGATGGACAAGTACCCTGACGTAACCATCCAGTCCTATGGGGTTTAACATCTAGTTTATCCTTAAAGTACTGGGCTAATTTCCCGGCTATCTCTCTGTTTAATCTCATTCCTGAAAATCAGTCTTAAAGGTTTTCCGTTTCCTCTCTGGCCCCGAGTCATGTTCATCCCTTACATTCTTTCCTATAGTATCATTATACTCATCCACCTCAGCAGTGGAGAATTCAGTTAATCTTTGTTCCTGTAGGTTAACATTGAATAGGGCTCTTCCGGATGGATACCCGTCTCTTTGTACAATAAGTTCCAACCTCATTATGTTAGCTGCTTCCTCATCCTCATTCTGCTGTATGCCATAGATAGCATCCACATGTCTTTCAATGTCAATGCATTTAGCTAGATCATCCGATTTGTATTTGCTACTTCTTCTCGAGTAGGCTTCTCTTTTAACATGGTGTCCAGTAAATACCATATCTAATTCATTCTTCTCTGCCCAGTTTTTTGTATCCAGGTAAGCATCTGATATTCTTTCAAAGTCATCTTTCTTTCCCGATATAGAACCCATTAGTCCCATGTAATCAATCACTCCTACATCGAATTTCATTCCATATTCTGAGTAAAGATCATCCATTACCTTTTGGAAATCGTGGGTAGTGCAATAAGCCGGCATTCTTTTTACGTAGAGTTCTCCACCCAACCTCTTTAGCTTACGGTAAATCTTCTTAAGTTTCTCATCATGTCGGCCTTGAATTACCTCCAATTTATTAGCTCTAGCCAGAGCTTGATCCACTCGGTAGGATATATTCTGTTCTCCATTCTCCAGGTCAAAGTATATAACCTTCTTATTGGAAGAGAGTGCTTTCTCTGATCGTTTGGATATAAAGAACCTTGCAATGTTAACTAGTAATAGAGTTTTCCCCTTCTTTGGTTTATCTATAATCACTATTAAGCTTCCCCGAGTATAGCCCCCGGCATTTGTGAGTCGGTCTACCTGTCTTATTCTTGTGGGTATGATTAATTCATCATTGGATTTTCTACCTAGAAACCTAGCTTGAGCAGAGTTAACCATGAATAAACCTTGGCGCTCATTAATCTTCATGCCCATGTGTATAGCAGTCTGAATTCTTTTCAGGTAGGTAGCGTACTGGGTGTAGTCGGATAGATTAACTTCTTCAAGAACCTTTTTAAACTCTACATAGGAAGCAAAGGTTCTTACTTTGGCTAAGATTTCATCGGGCTCTCTTAGAAGACCCTTGTACAAAGAATTTACTCGCTTCTTTATGGCTGCTCTATCCTTTTGTAGAAATGCCTGGGCATAGTCCCTGCTTTTAAATAGGCCATTTAGTTCCTCATTGAGCAGAGCTGCAGATTTGGGAACTCTTCCGGTTCGTTTAAAGAATTTATGTACAGCTCGGGCTATTACCTTTTGCTCTTCCAAATCAAAGTAGTCAAATTTGTAAAGTTGAAGAGCCTTATATCCGTCTCGGTCTTTTAAAGTAAAGCGAAGTATCTCATATTGGAAGTCAAGATCAAAGAGAAATTTACTAGAGGTCGATTTAGTCATATATTAATATAATAGTAAACCCAGTTTAAAAAAAGTTTCATCAGTAATTTTTAATTTCAAAACTCATCTTTTATATTTGAATTCCGTTAAGAATTTTTTTATCTAATAGCAACCCAAAATTTAAAATTATGGAAGAAAACCGGCTAACACCCATGGGTGATTATGATCCCCAGCTCTTTAATCAACTCTACAAAGCTACTGATGGACTCAGAAGAAAACTAGCTTACCAGATTGACTCCCGAAGATTTGGAGTAGATTATAAAGAGATACTATCATGGTTCGATGTTAAGTTCTTATTTGTATTCAATAAATACTTTAAGGACAAGGAACCCGAAGAATTAAAAGCCCACCTCATAAAATCCCTGCAATTCTTTAAGAATCGAATACTTCGTAAAGGGTATTCAAAGAGTAATATCTATAACTCTATGATTGATATTGATGAGGTATACTCTCTAAAAGAAACTCAGATAGAATATGAGTATGATGAGAGAGAGTTCTTTCTTAAATTGGTAATGGAATTTATGGATGAGTCTTTAAGTGAAGAAGCTTATAGGGTATTGGAAGTAGAATTAAATCCACCCCTATTCATATTGAGTGAATTATCTCGTTCTAAGTTTTCAACAACTAAAATCCCCAGCTCCATGATAGCAGACTACCTGGGCTGGGGATTATCAAAGGAAGCTGTTTATAGGGTAGACATCCTTCGTAAAGAGATCAAGCTAGCAATCAATAATGCTAAGGTACATTTTCAAGATACTCGAATAGCAATTTAATTCCCATCATAGGTGACATACAGAGTAAGAGTAGCGGCATTGTAGTCGGCTGTTCTGAAATCTGTTCCATATTCAAAAGTAAGGTAGGCTGGACTAATATTGTATAGGATACGGGCAAAGCAATGCGAGGCAGCTAGGGTTGTTGACCCATTGGCCGACTGCAGCGGGACACGGTCCTCAGTGTCATTTCTCATTAGGTTTCCAGTTACCCCAATAAACTTCTCTAAGTCTATCCCAGTTAAAATTACTGCGTTCGATCCGCCCCCAGTTTGTAGGTTTAGAACAAAAGTGAATTTCTTAACCCTTACCTTTATATTATCATCCACATGCTCAGCATTAGATACTTGTTGCCAAGCCCCCCAAGTTGTAGTTGAGATTTGATAAGTTCTCACCCAAACTTTCCCATAACTTGGAACTATTGGGCCCGGGTTAAGGTCTCCTACATAGTAAGCTCTTTGAATTTTGTAATCTGTAGTATAGGTATTAACATCCAGTATGTAAGTAGTTCCGAATCCCGATGGTGAGTTTAGAACTGCTCCCCCATTTATAGAGTACCTTCCCGGTACTAGAATAGTATTCAAATTACCGGAAGCATAATGCTTAAAGCTCTTATCCAACTTATTCAAACTAGCGGTTACAGATTCACCGTTAGTTAATACATGCTGATCATCATAAGTCCTATTGCCAACAGCCGAGCTTACATTGGATACGTTGGTATTAGTAGTACCTAAAGCATCGTTTGTATCCTTCAACTCTATGTCAAGAGCATCTATGGATTGAGTTACTGTTTGAAGATCGGTTACATAGTTGTCTTCCGTATATACTCTTGTTCCAATCTGGTCCGTTATGGGTTGAAAGTCAATTACTACATCCGGATTATTCATATTCACCCAAGGTAACCAGGTTGATCCCCCATTGGTGGAAGCTCTTGAATAGAGTTTTCCATTATCAGCATTTGAAGCCAATTGAGTAATATAGGACCCACTTCTCATGGTCAATAAAGTCCATCTGCTAGCGGATACGGGAGCATTTATTGGATTATTCCCCAAGTATACTATCTCGCTTCTCACTTGAGCATTGAAATCATTTACTAGAGCAAAATTCTGAACTGCATTAATATCGGATTCCGTTAATTTATTAAATGAATACCCACCCAAAGATGGTATAGCATTTTTAACAAAGACTGTATTAGCATGTGAGGCAGCAGAAGCAGGTACATAAATCTTACCCAATAGGACTTGTAGCTGAGGAGTAGTCAAGCTGGGTTCTACTGGACCCCCTAGTGCACCAGTGAGAATCGAGTAAGTCGCACTCTGGCCTCCCACAGAAGCTAGGTATTGATGAGTTACTATCAGATAGTCTATTCTTGTAAAAGCATTGCCGGTGTTTAGACTTACCTCTACATCAATGGGGGCATCATCATAGATAAAGAAACCTTGCTTAGTTACAGATACTCCCCGTTTATTAAGTACGGTAGTGTTATCAGTATCCGTTGGGGCTATTCCGGAAATATCGTGGTGAATTCTTACGGTAGTTCCTGAAATGGGTTCTAAGCGATCAAACCCAGAGTATACCCCGGGTATGGTTAAGCCAAGGAATCGTTGGTTCTCCTCAAATGATCTTAGCTTTCTACGATAGTTATGGAAACGGGTCTGAGTCATGGCTTTGAAGTTAATATGTTCCTGATTTGATTGATCGAGTGTTCCACTTTTAGATGCTCAACCTCATCCATTGGATCATCTACAGTAAAATGGATACTTAGGATTCCTATAGTTCTTTGATTTATATCTGTAATATGGTAATCAAATGAAGACCTCGAGTTATATAGCAATAAAAAATCTTTTAAGTGGGTATCTCCTTCGTTTATATCCGCTAGGGTTGTAGAAGTCATCCCCTCTCTCTTTAGCTGTTTTATAAGTTCATGCATCCGGAAAGTTATCGGTATGTTTATGTAGCTTCTTCGTAGGGGACTTGCTCCGGGTCTTACTACCTCATGACTGATGGAGTATCTTTGTATGGATTGTCCACTGTAGAAATGTTCCCCGTTATGAAATTGGATGATATAAACTCGTTGAGCTTTAAGGACCATTAATAGATGATAAAGTACTGGGTATACTTTACCATCTATATTATAGGCAGACTCAAAAGCTTTGGGGTCTATTTTCTTCTTTAGTCTCTTTTCTTTTCTCCACTCATTCACCAACCAAGCTCCTACAGTTAGCACATATAAAATATACTCAAAATTACTCATCTTTTTCGTTTTATATGTATATACTCGAGCTTGTAGTAAGTGATCTTATTCGGCAGTATCCTCTTCTAGGTATTCATGCAGAACTCTCAGCACACCCAGCGGTACTAATAGATCACCTTCCCGTATGTCCGAACTCTTGTAGTCTCGGTCTGCAATAAAGTTGCTAGCTGTAAGTCGAGGTATGGTTACCTCAACCATGGCATTATCCGCATCCAAAATCTTCTCCAACTCTACTGCTACTCGGGTATCCAAAGCTACCCCACTTAAACCTTGTTCATCCCTAAACCGTTTGATTAAGTTATTCTTATGAACATCCACGGGTTTTAAATGTACATCTAACTCAAGGGCCCAACGGATCAAGGACAGAGCTACCTCACCCTTAACCAAGGACATATTGTTTATCTGTCGTAGCCAGGAGGCTATCTCGAATACTCTCCGCAGGGTTAGGGCTGTTTTGGGTTTGTTAGGTTCTTTTTCTTTGCTTGCTTTCTTCATGGGTTTTATATTTTACTAAAATAGTACTTACAATCCAACATCACCAATAGGGGGTAATAGTTTTCTCTTGTGATTCGTTACGAGATTTCTTCCCCAAGCCCAAACAAACTCATCCAATTTGGCCTGTGCAAAAGCAGCCCTGCTTACCGGGTTGGGTATTGTTTGAGGTTCTTGACCCCCGGGTGTATAAGCGGGGTTTCGGATTGTTGCTGGATAACGATAAACATCACAAACTGCATCTCTAAAATCTGCTGCTTGTTGATTTGTTACATCTTTTGCGGTTGTTTGTATTATTGCCATAAATTTATATTTATTAAGTTAATAGTCCGTATGTTTGAAGTTTAGTTTCTAATTCATTTACTCTTTCTTGAAGATTAGCAATAACACTTATAGCAGAAGTAAACTCATCACTTGATGACCATCCCCAAGCAGAGCTATTTGTACCAACTCCATAGTCATAGTCGGGAGTTCCAGGTGCTGTAAAGGTAACTGTTGTTAAAGCGGCTGTAAGTGCAGTAGCTTTAAGTACTGGAAGAGTTCCATAAAACCCTAACCCATTTGTATTTACCAATATATTACCCTCTATACTTGTGCCCATTGCTGAAGTTATGATCACTTGATCTGCTGAAGTTATATTAATATGATTCCCAAGAGATGCTAGAGTAAGAGTTGTACCAGCTGTTATATTAATGTAATCATTTGTCGACATGTCAATGTAGCTACCGGCTGTTACCATAAAATATGTGCCTGCGTAGAAGCTAATATCAGTAGGAGAATCTATGTAAGCCCGTGCATTAATTTCTAGATAGCCAGCTCCTGCCGATAAAGTAAGCTGAAGTATGTATGCTGCTAGATCATCTTGTATTAGAAGTAGATTTGTATCTGTTATTCCATCACTACTTTGTATGTGAAGTTTATGAGTTGCTGTAACTCCAATACCAAAGTTTGTAACATTAGTGCCCCCAAGTAGGGGAGCATATGTAAGATCAGTATATCCTTTGTTAATTAAACTTCCAGCTACAAACTCGTTACTAAAGTCTTGATTATAGACTAATCCTTGAAATGTACCATTATCACCATCAATCAATATATTTGATGGAGTTCCTGCTAAAGAGGTGCCATAGCTAATTGAGAGAGTAAAATTATTGGGTAAAAGTGAAAGAGAGGCAGTCGAAACTCCATCATCAGCGCTAAGTTGTGCAGTTGAGGCATTTACATTAAAGTAAGTTAATAATTGACCAGGCAGACCTATATCTATACCATAGATATTAGTACTATCAATGAGGAGGTTACTTGATAAGGTACTTGTTCCACCCGTACGTAAGTAATTGGAATCGGCATAGCCCTTATCTATTAGTGACCTTAGGGTATAGTTAGCAGAAAAATCATTGCTATACTCTGCTCCTTGAAAAGTAAGAACTGGTCCATGTATTGTAAACTCCGTGTCCACAATTACATCCACACCTATTGCAGTTATTTCTATACTTGTTCCTGATACAATCTCTATTGGATTGCTTACAGTTAGTATCTTAAAGCCTTGTAAATCGTTAAAGTATAGAAATGAACCGTCCGGAAGATTGATCTCAAAACCGGAGGTTGAGTAACCCATGCCTCCCCCGCTGATGGGGTTTACTGAAAAACTGTCGGTTACAAATGAGATTGATGCACTAGTTAAAGCAGCATAAGTAGCATCTGCATAACCCTTATCAATTAATGAACGAATTGTGTAATTCGTAGAGTAGTTAGCATTATACCGTATACCCTCAAAAGTCAGAATAGGACCACTTACTACATAGCCTTCATTTACATCTACATCAAGTGTACCGTCTACTTGAAAATAAAGGTTATCAGTATCCGTTGTTAGATAGATAGACCCACCAGAATCTAAACGAATTGAATTAATATAGGTTGATAATCTAAGCTTTGTTGGATCAATTTCAATATTACCATCAGGAGTATTGACAATAAACCCACCTCCAAAAGAATCCGTAACAGTTAAATTACTTAGAAGACCCCCTACATAAAAACTATTAGTACTAAGATTGACTATTGGAGCATTCATGTTAATACCTGAAAGTCCAGTAGTAGTAAAATCTATGTAACCATCAGAAGAAAAGAATATTTGACCAGTAGTACCTGTAAAAGTTAAACTGTAGGTACTGAAATCTATTACGTTTGGTGATGTTAATATTCCCCCGCTTGATCGTGACCAATAATCACCCGCAAGAATGGAGATATAGGTAGCATCAGCAAAGCCCTTATCTATATAGGACCTATTTGTATATTGAGCACTATAATCTGCTGCTGCTCCGAAGAATCTTCCTGTGCCCGCCTGGGTGATAGTTATACCGGTAGCATACTGGTTAGTAATATCACTCTGGTTAACTCCCCCACCCCCTATGGATGATAGTAACTGTCCTGTTCCGTTGATAAGAAGGGTGCTTCCAATAGTTCCTATATTCTGAGTTATAAAAGACCTAAACTCCGTGTTCTTTATAGTTAAAGCTAGAGTATCAGCCGGTATTGAGTCGTTCCGATATAAGCCTACTGTTTCAAACAGGTTTACATTTCTACCCGTACGTAAATAGGATTCCTGGGCTAGGTTATCGGTAAATTTAACAAAAGTACTCGCAGGTATTATTAGATTAGCATCGGCACTTAATGATCCCCCCAGGTTAAGAGTTGTACCGGATGCCGTAGTTCCACTACCATTGGTTAATACACTAGCTCCTATAGCTGCTAGGGTTCTAACCTGCTCCAGTGCACTCCATACATTGTCAGTACCTCCTAACCAATCACCCGGGTTTATTGGGGTAAATGGTAGAGTACTTCCATTGATGTAGTTGAATAATATTTTTGTATTAACATCTAAGGGTACTACTCCTAGTGCAGCACCCTTCTCGGTCGATGGTATATAAGTACCTGGAGCAATGGGTACTTGAAAGTCATTCTCAAACCAATCCCCACCTGATCCATAAGTACCCCGATAGTCATATAGTTTATTTACCTCAGCTCTATTGGATACAATATAACCATCCAGTGGAATGGTAAATACCCAAGCCAAGTTTCTCCAAGTAGCTACCTGATCTTCCTTTCCGGAAAACGCTCCGGTCGCTCCCGTGGGAGCTACTAAGTGTCTATCCCCCTCTACCGGAGATACTGGTGGTGCAGTAGCTATGGATATTACAGGCCTAAGCCAGTACTGTGTAGTGGAATCAGTTACTGGGGTCCATGCTAAGCTTACCTCATCCCAGTAATTGATTTCTACTATGTCCGGAAATGTTGGATTTAATACTTTTGCCCAGAGCAGATACTTCTTAGTAGGAGGTGTTTGGCTCCTCAATAGTCCTACTACGTTGCCTAAATTTATACTCATAATGGTATATATATTAAATCGCCATTCGCATTAATGAAATATTGTGCCGCCTGGGGACCAGATATGATCAAGTCTCCATTGGAATCCAAAGTAAGTATTAACCCCGGGTCTGCAGCATTTTCATATACTAGATCACCATTCCCGTCAATGGTAACAGATATGAATACTGGTATGATTTCTATAGTGTTATATATTATGGAGCCTAGTTTCGCATTGATGGGTTCAACAAGTTCCACCAAGCTAAGAATTTGATTATAAAGTTCGGCAGTCATCACTGCTAATCCTTCAGTAGAGATATTGTAATCTGAACAAGTTAAGCAACTTATATCATACTCAAACTCTTCTACTGCATCATACTCCACTAGTACATCATCATACTCTATTGAGATCAGAGGTATCTCAAGTATAGCAGTGTTAAATAAACCTAAACCATATAAGATGGATTGGTAGGATTTTTTTGTACCCTTGATTCTGTAGATAGCGACTATGAAAGAGATAATGTTTCGGTAATGAGCAGTATCCTGTGAGAAGTCCGGAGTATCCCCCATCATTATAGCCAGGTTATCCAAGAATTTAATGTCTGCAAGTATCGGATTCTTTTGAATAACTAAGTCCTCAATATAGGGTACTAAATCCTCATCCAACTCCAGCCCAAAGATTTCTAAGTACCTTTCTACAAAACCCTTACCATTAATGTCCTTGTAGGAATCATTTTGTATAATGTAGTCGGGTAAGGATTTTTTTACAAAAGCAACTATCATACTACTGGGTTAGGAAGAACGTTGATGTTTAAGTCACCTACTTGAATAGTGAATATCGTAAAGTCGATTAGTTGTAGATTTTTTAAATAGGGCATAGTAGTAAAGGTATAGGTGTTTCCTGCTACATAACTACCGGCAGCTATCGTAAAAAAGAATTCGGGTTGAGTAAACTGAGAGTTAATTGCGATAGTTCCTAAGAATACGCTTTCTCTGAATACTCTGAATAATACCCCATCGAATTCCAAACCCCATGCTATAGGCACTGTTGATAAAACTGTTGTCTCATTGGTCCAGTTTAAAATATTCGTATGATCAATGGGTCTAGCATATGGAATCGTGTACATCTTAATGATGTCCACAAATTCTACATTAGTTTGGTTATCAATCAAGGCCTGTAAGTCGGATAGTCTTATGGCACCATTGATTTCTTGGTTAGCTACTAACCCAAATTCCACCAAAGCATTCTCTACCTGCACTCTTGTTGCTACTAGGGATTTTCTTTTTTTAGCTGTTACATCAGCTCCTACTACTAGCCGAGTTTCTCCCGCAGGCCTTACTACTGGAAAAGTAGCTACCATCTTTGTTTCCTCTGCTCTAGTTTGGGCAGCACTTATCAAAAGAGTTTGAGCTACACCCCCACCCTCTGGTACTATATAGATGTCAATAGTTTTTCCGCAATCGAAGTTAACTTTTGATTTAGCAACTCCCGCTACATTATCAATTACAAACTCATGGTCAGTCTTCGTAACCATTCTTTGCAGGGTTCTTATACTTCTTATACTGTTAGTTCGTATCTTCTCGGTATCTTCATAGAAAGCTCCACCCGAAGAATTTATTAAAGAATTGGCGGAGGTAATAGTTACGCCCCCGGGTAATACCCCATTAACCACTATTGTAGATGCTACAAACTTACCCGCTCCGACTTTTCCTGTAGGACCCAGAGTAGTATTATAGTTGGCAACTCCGGGTGAGGCATTTGTAGGTAGGTACCCATTTATACCATCCCCCAAAATTAGGTAAGCATTATCATCACTCTCAATATCAATAATATAATGTTTATCGCTTGGCCCAGAGTTTGCAAAAGTTTCTACCTCGGTATAGCTATAGGGAGCTATAGTTAAATCCATCCGATTCTGTACATAACTTGTACCTAAGTTTACCCGTTGATTTTTTGAACCATCAGTAGTAAAGTTTAGAGTAATAGGGGCTTCTTGACTTATGGGTATGGAAGATACCAGAGCTCCTAGTAAGATAGTAGTGTCATTTAATAATCGGTATAATACTCCCGTATCACTCTGTATAGTAAATCCCGACTGTAGAGTAAAAGCTGCAGGTATGGCAGCATTCCAAGTTATTAGTAAATCTACTTGTTCCGGGTATCTTGCTTTAATTCGGTAGTCCAGTATTTTAGATTCCAAAATAATGGATGACCGCCTACGAGCAACAGCTATATGACTCTCCCTAGCCGCATTGTCCACATAAAAACCCAGCATCTCCGCTACACCAGAAAACATACCAATAAAAATAATGAGCGGGTTTGACTCACTATGGTCTGTCATTTCCGGATTAGAGGTTGTAATCCGAGCCAACAAAGAAGTTTTGATTTGTTGATATGACCTGTCCAGGTAACCTATCCAATCATTTTTTACGGAGCTCATATCTTATGCAATTATGGAAGTATAGAATGGGTATATTAAAATCTCTTCAAGTCCTGAAGCCTTCAGTTTGTATTTGATCTCTATGTCTAATTTTTCAGGAACAGTTCTTGTTACTACTACATCCTGTAGGTCTATTCGTTTCTCCCATTTGGTTAAGGCTTGATAAATAAAGTACTCAGCGATGCCTTTTAATAAATCATCATTGGGCTCTTCTATTAGAGATTCCACGGGACTTCCAAAACCGGATATGAAGATACGAGTTCTTAGTGACCACCCAATAATCATTCGTATGGAGCTATTAACAAGATCAAACCCGGTAGCTGTTACCGGGGAACCCCCATTGTCAATAATGATGGGGAATACTAAACCTTTACCTATGTAGTTTACTGCCATGCTAATCTATGATAGAGTTCCTTGAGATATACCAGTCACTGGCCCACTCGGTGAGGTTAAGCCTGTTCCGGGTACAGTTACCGTAGCATTTACTAGCCAGTTTTCCAGAGCATCCAAAAACTCATCAATAGCCTCATCTTTGGTCTTCTCATCATTAGTTGTATTTGCTAATGCAAGCAAGGCGGCTTTCAAAGTGGGTCTCTGTGTTGCTAAGCTCATTCTGTAGTTGTTATAGTTGACTTAATCTGTGATAATGTCTGCTTTAGTTGCTCTAGTTGCACTAGGAATATGGGCATCATGGGTTGAGGTCCTAACGCAGTCATTACTTTCATATTCAAAAGAATATCTATAAGAGCTTCGAGCTTGTCCTGAGTAGTATCTCCCAATGCTACCGGATGAGAAGCGGGACCCTCTTTACCCAAAGCAATTTTGTCAGTCAATTCTATTAGCCTTCCGGTATTGGAAATAAATGTGATCTTTCCTGCCTCATCATCAATGATGATCTTGTTTTGTTTCGGGGTTATAAACCAGATCAGGTTTGGATTTGTTAAGTCTGCTGGTTTTTCTCCTTTACCAAAATAGCCATATTGCCATACCGGTTTACGTGGGTTTCCCTTTTCAAACTTAACCCATACTAGATCATTTCTTTGTGGTAAGCATTGAACTCCATAATTCTTTCCCGCAAAATTTCCTACGGGCCATGCCCAAGTATTTAGAACCATATCCCCATAAACTTCAGGTACGGATAGTTTTAATCTCCCATAACCTTTGGGGTCATCATTATCATATACAAAGCCACGATATACCGAGTAGTATAGACCCATTTTCTCCAGTCCTTGGTATACTAAGTCATGTATATAATTTACTAACTCTTTCAATCCTTTATGGGGTTAATGGTTAATAATTCACGAGTCCCATCATTGGGTATTCCGGGTGATAGATTAGTATCTATTCCAAGAGTTCTTACATCAATTTTATTAGGGCCCTCATCACCAGTTTTTGTTAAAGCATTGCGCATTAAATCTAGGTAACATAAATACCCGGATTCTGGTACAACCTCATGAGTAACACAGGATATGTAATAATTTCCGGAATACCTTTTGGATACGTTTAGTATGGTTATTACCTTAGCAGATTCTAAATCCGGATCACCCAGTATCTCTGCGGATGCCTCGGTTAACTCCAGCTGAGCTTTGGACTGTCTGTTAACTCCTGCTCCTGCTATGTCTTCTTTGTTATCCTCAATAGTTTGAACAACTTCTTTAGCTGTAACCGGAATAAAACCATTCAGTTCCACTCTTCCCGTATTATCTATCGCAGCAGTTATGGAATTTCTCTGTAGGTCCAGTTGAGATGCTCTAGTCCCTCTCTTCGTGATATGCGCCCATGAAGTCTTCGTACTATCCAATTTTTCCACTAGAACTCGTTTATAGATGGGGTTTCCGTTCTCATCTTGTCCTTCGTAGGTTTCATTAAAGAACCCATTAATCGTTGTATTCTGACCTACCGGGTTTGAACTTTCCTTATATAGTTTCCTACGGATGATCTCTTCGGTACTCATCTCCACCATATCTCCCAGGGCACCCGCCCCAGAGTGACTGGAGTTTACCTCCCCTTCTACAAACTCCTTATCCTCATCAATCCAACCCTGTACTGTATTTGATATTCCTTTTTGGTTATTTGAGTTTTTAGTAGCCGGAGTAAATTCCAGTAAGAATCCAGGCTCAGATTTGTAGGTATAGCTTTTATAGGCTTTCTGGTATAAATCTCTTCTACGAATGATCAGTAAGTCATCATGCCCATCTACTACAAGGTTATATGTGGGTTCATCTTCTGCCAACTTGTCCAGTAATTTTTTATCACTTGCCCCAGCTTGTGGAACTCCCCCGTCATATTTCTTGAAGTTGTATTTCACATATGCGGTATTATCCCTTGCCTGTGTAATTAGGTTTGTTTTTAAATTTAATACCGATTCAGTTTTTATCCCTGTTACATCAGTCTCAATTTTTGGTACTACTGGATCGTTAGTTTCACTAGCCGGCTGGAGTAATCCTTCTTCTTGATATTCTAAACCGTAGGCTTGGGCAATCTCTTGAGCAATATCATCCATTCCCTGCCCATTGTAGACATCTTTGGATGAGGTAAGTTTTAGATAGGCGGCTTTGCAATAAGCTACAATCTCCAGTCTTAGCCCCAGGGCTCCAAAGGTAGGTTTAATATCCCATATATAGACTTTATGAGTTCTAGTTTTACCGTTTAAATAACCCCATACTAAGATAAGGGCTTTGTGCTCTTGAAGATCAGGGCTATCCATAATGGATATGTCACCGGATTCTATTACTATAGTGCTATAGTCATCAGCTTTATCCGAGTGCTTATAGGTTAATCTAGTTACAGTATCAAATACTACTGAACCCGTGGCATTAAAAACCCTAACAAATACTGAGCCATATCCGTTATCCATATTATACTCTTAAAGCTTTAGCTACATCTAAGTCAGGTATTAATAGTTCCAGGCCCAGCTGTAGATCGAATGGGTTATATAGTTGGTTAGCATCTGCAATAACATGCCACCATTTATCATCCCCATAGTATTTGTAGGCTAGACCATAAATGGTATCCCCCTCAGTAGTTACATGGGTTATGTCTTTGGATGCAGAGGGTTCATATATAAGCTCCTTACGCTGAAGAATGGAGTCCCCTTCCGGAAACTCCACTATAAAACCCGTAGCAAAAGGGTTGGATTCTGATAGTTTAATTGACATACCTTATATCATTAATGCCTGAGTTCCTATCTGTAACCTTCTTTAAAATGATTTCTTGGTAAGCTTGTCTTGGTAACATTCCCTGCTCCTTGTCAAAGAGTGATATTCTGTATTGAGCGCTTTCAATTATCCAGGTATTGAATCTGTATAGATTCCCATAAACTAATAACATCCGGGGCGGTTGGTCTTTATAACCATTGGCTTTTGATAGAGACTCTACCCATCGGCATTTTTTAATAACATCAGTTCTAAGGGGGTCTACTGAGTACCAATCCAAAGTAAAGGATATTATGTCCTCACCCCCAGTGTAGTGGTAGAAAGGGTTGTTTCTTCCGATGGATGGTATCACAGCCCAATTTGAAGTAGGTTCTACACTAATCTCCAGTGGAACAGTTTGTATCCTTAGGCTTTCTACTTCTGCCCCCCGACTGTCCAATCTGACCAACCACATATTGGATGGTGTAGATTTAGGTATGTCTACCTCCCTTTGTTTGGGTAATCCAAACAGGGGGTTTATATACCTCTTCTTTAGTAACTCACTTACGCTCTTTGCCATTAGTTTTTAGTTTCCAAAAGTTGTCTTAGTTCCTCACCCCTTTGCTGCCAAACTATCTCTCCTACTTTCTGACCATCCATGTTTAGTTGGAGTTTATTCTTTTTCATATAAGCTTCCTTAGCAGCTTGTCCAGCTTGCATATTCTTTTTCATCGTCTCATCAAAACCAATGATCTTCCGGTTAACGGCATCGGGTACTTTCTTATTTAGTATACCCGAGTCATCAAAACCCAGGCCCTTGTACATAGCTCGGGTTCTCTTTTGGAAGTTCTCATTGGCATCCTCTAATGTAGCTGATCCAAAAGGATCAAGAGCTCTTAGTACATCCACTACATATAGTATGGAATTTAAAAACATACCTAGGCCAAAGATCACGGATTTAATAATATTCTTAAAGCCAAACAAGGCTCCTAGTATAGTTCCTATCCAACCTATTGGTCCGGTAACTACTTTTAAAGCTCTTCCCAATATCCCAAATAGACCGGTCAATCTACTGGTAGCTCCCAATAGTCCCTTACCTCCCCCCGCAGTTCCACCCATTGCTCCAAAGAATCCTGGCATACCCGGACTTACCTTCTGAAAACCCTTCATCCCTTTAATAGCTACTACTCCGGGTCCTACCTGAGTTACTCCCCTTGATACTAAGCCATATCTCATAGCCGCAGCGGCAGCAGAGTTCCAGGCCCAAGCTATAGCTTTCCCCATGTTTCCTATACTAACCATGCCCCCAAATGTAGCTAATTTAATGGCAATCATAGTAGCTAATAGAGTTCCCCCTACTGCTGCTGCTATGCTTAGACCCGTAGCAGCTAATACGAAAGCATGGCCTAGAGGAGTTTTAGCAAAGGCAATTAGTCCCTGTATCACATTGATCAATCCTTTTAACAGGGGTTCCACATAGGGTTCGAGTATCTTACCTACAGTATTCTTAAATGCCACAACGGTATCAGTGATCCTCATGATTGAACCTTTGGGTCCAGCCATTAAGTTATTAGCAATATTTTCGGCATACCCATCACTCCTCTTCATTAACTCCTCATAGGAATCCGCAAAGTTGTAACCGATCTTTATGGATTTCTCCAGTAAAGGAATCATGGTTCTTTCACCCCTCATCATAAATAATGCGGATAATGCACCGGAAGCTTCAATGGTACTCATTTTTTGAAGTTTCTTACCAAAGACATCGAGTATTTGGATCATGGGTTTTAAATTACCAGAACCATCTACTATCTCTTCTATACCTAGACCCATTGCTTTAAAGGCATCCGCCTGTCTTCCGGTTCGGAATGAGGATGCAGCTCTGGCAAGATATGATAGCATAGCATTAGTTCCACGACCTGCTACACCCCCTTTTAATCCGGCATTTGATAATGTAGTGAGCATAGCCAGAGTTTCTTCTAAACTAAACCCTAACTTGTGGGCATTACCCGCTGTATACTTTAAAGCTTGTCCCAAATCCGTTACATCGGATGCCGAAGTATTTGCAGCCTTAGCTAATACGTTAGCTACTTGAGTAGCTTGGGGTGCAGCTAGATTAAACTCATGCATAATAGAGGCTAGAATATCTCCTATGCCCCCTTTACCACCTATAGTAGCACCACCTGCGGCAGCTCCTAGGTTTACAATTCCGGGTAATGCCTGTAGACCTTGATTCATTGAGAATCCCGATCTTACTAGATACTCCATTGCGGATGCAACTTCATTAATAGTGTAGATTGAGTTTGTACCCAAATCCGTGATTGTAGCATCTAACATACTAAACTGCTGAGCAGTAGCTCCCGTTAGTACCTTTATGGTACGCATGATGAAGTCGTAGTCAGCAGCAGTCTTATACATGTTGGCTATTCCTTTTACACCCATTACTCCTGCTATTGCTACTCCAGCAGAGATATTTCTAGCAGCTCTAAGGTTAGCATCCTGAGCTCTTCTCGCATTTCCATATAAGTTATCGAATTCTCTACTTATAGTACGAGCTCTCGAACTAAAGTTATCCCTTAGGTGAATCGCTAAGCCTATGCCCATAGTACTCGATCCGATACTTATCATTGTGTTTTGTTTTTTAATTCAAAATAATCCGATGCTATCTTTATGTACCTTAACCTTCTGCTATAAGGTAGGCTTCTGAATTCCTGCTCTGAAAAATTAAACTTAGCCTGGCATACATAAAAATACTGACCCTCTAAAGACATTAGCTGCTCTTCTAAAGGGTCATCGGGAAGAAAAAACTTTCCAACTGTATTAGGCTAATTGTTTCTGTCAATCCCGTGGCGGGACTAGTTAGGTCATGGAGCATTTCAAATGGTGCATCAAACTCCTCTACTCTAACCCTCATCTCCGTTAGCTCTCGGGCTGTGAATATCTTGAAGTTTTCCATAGGTATCCATTCTCCGCTATTTCCTTTCAGTTTAAAATCCCGCAGACGGAAGCGATCATTGATCGTCAGATCATTATAGTTCTTTCCTAGTGCTTTAGATTCCCCCACTCCAGTAAGATATTTCATCTTCACTATTTTTCCACTAGAGAGGACAAATTCAAACTCCGGGTTTGTAGCGATTTCCTTAGGGTATGGTTTGCATCGGTATTGAAAATAATTCGCATCCCCAGGCTTAGGAAATTCGGGGTTTGAAAAATCCCAAAGGTATTCCGATAGATCAACATCAAAGGATACTGGGGTCTTATCTCCTTTCTCAAAGATATGTGGAAATGTTAGAATGTTTCCCAGGCTTTGAATTCTTGACTTAAGCACTGTATAGTACTTGTCCCTTACTGGAAGCTGCTTTACTTCCAACTCAGTTAATTTTGGATTAACACTGATGGCTGCTACAAACTTATTTACTGCTGTGCCATCCTTGTTATCCCGAACTCTTGAAAGAATGTCCTCATCATCGCCATTTCGTTCACGGATAGTGAGCTCCTGTCCGGATGGGGTAATGAAGGTTTCGGTTGGTCCCGACTTAAACATGTCGAGTTCATTGATTGACTTACTTTGCATAATGGTTTAAATTTGGGTTAAACAAAAAGAGCCAAGGAATTTTCCTCAGCTCTTCTTAATAGTCCCCCAGTTTAAAGCTTTTGTTCTATACGTAGATTTCTTGATCTATGGAGAACTCAACCACCTCCATGGTATTATCAGAAGAGACCCGGTCAAGCTCAAGCCCGTTGATCTTCTTAGGCCAGATACCAATGTAGTTCCAAGTTCTGATTGGGGTTACTCCATCGGTTGCTAGAAGTTGGATTTGAACAGCCTTCTTGTAAACTTCCGGTATGGTTCCACCCCCGGTTACTTCGTTTTGAATCAGGGCAATCCAGTCCCAAAATAAACGATCCGGTGATGAGCCGTTCAAAAGTTTCTCAACTTTCAGGTCTCCTATCTTTACCATTCCAGCAGTTTTGATAAGGTGGTTACCTTCACCATGTTCTACTGCCTCAATCTCCCGATCCGCTACCGTAACCTTTTGGGCTAGGAAAGGATTCATACCAAAGATGAATACCGAGAATTGAAACTTTTTATGGGGGTTTGAAATTTGTGCCATATCTTCGCTTTAAAAGGGTTTTATGAATTAGTTCAAGTTATCTTCAAAAGAAGTTCCCGAAGGTGAAGAGATTATTTTTACGATCAAGGTTTGCAAAGATACCACCTCCTTCATGTGAAGCTCCGCTGTATATTTACCCTGATCCAAATCCGCTCTGTTATTGATTTCCAAGTCTGCGTCCTTAGTAGCAAACTGATCCCCTTTCCAGGCATAGTCCACTAGAGCTCTCTTGTCATTACCCACCAAGCTTAACAAGAATGGGTCTACCTCATTGTAGATTTCTCTGAAAGTTCTAAAGTCGTTAGGTTGTTCCAAATACTTATCAAATGTAGGTGATAAGCTCTTCCGGATGAAGATAAGTAACTTCACTACATTTAAGTAAGATTTACGAGAGGAAGCTAATTGACCAGTAAAGTTACCCTTAATAATAATTTGCCCATTCTTCGCAACCACTGAGTTAATGCCCCGTTGAGCTAAAAGATTCTGATCAGCTATGGCAGTAAAGTTATTTACTACAGTTAGAGCATTATCAATAAAGCCCCTTTGTGCACCGGCAAAGGAATACCATTCCCCATACTCAGCTGAGGATTTCATAGCAGCTCCTATCACATCCCCCAGTTCTGAAATATCTTTAGTAGTACCCGGAGTGATGGGGTGGTTGATTCTCAAACCTCCACTGAAGAAAGCACAGAATCTAGTATCCAAGTTGGTAGCAGTTCTTGCGGATTGCAGAGTAGCTACTGTGTTATTGCTATTTGCTAAGTGCAGAAAAGCTACGCAGTCCTCTCGGTTCTTAGCATAGTTTCCATAAGCAGTAAGAGTAGCAGCAGCATCATTACCCAGGGCTCCAAAAGCCTCAAAGTCATCAAAACGATCCAATGCATAAACTCCATTCTTTGCTCCTGAGTCACCAATCCAGTCGGTATCTACTATAGTACCTCCATCAGTACCCCCCACCATATTCCAACTTCCATTATCGGGTCTGTGTGGTCCTGCTCCTGCTCCTGATAAATCTGAGTAAACCACATTAACTAAATTAGAGCCTTCTGCAATTACTTTTGCATAATTGGAATCCGCTACTGTGGGAGCTCCCACGATCTTTAGGTTCTCATAGAGTTCATTGAGCTCGGTATCTTCCGAATGAGTAACCGTTACATTGAATGAGTTGGTATCCCCGTTGGATGCATTAGCAATAGCGCAAGTAACTTTGTTATAATCCGCTCCAGCATTTTTAATTACTAGATTGAAACAAGGTACTGCAGCATCATAACCAAAATCATTGGGCCCCGTTGCATCCAGTGCTGCTTTAACAGCATCCAAAGTTGCCGGGTTACCGATGGTTGTATAGTGTCCAATCTTATTGATCCTCAAAATAGCTCCCCGAGCTAAAGCCCGTTTTACTAGTGTGGGATCATCATAAGTGGATATTTCCCCACCATATATTTTTTTGAACTGTGGCCAGGAAGTCATAACCTCATCGGTTACTCCATAAGGGCCCCTCTTCGTTCTTACTGCTACTGCAGCTAAGCCCCTAATCTTAGAGGCAACGAAAAAGGATTGGTCGATTTCCTGAAATTGAAACTGTGCTGCGTTGGGCATGATATTCAGATTTTAATTAATAAAAAACTAATTTAGTATTGTATTTTCAATGTCCGATATAGAACTGCTTTCCGTTACCCCTAGTACTAGGCTATTCTTCTTAATTAAATCGGCCTCATTACCCTCACGGATAGTAATTTCCTTGAGCTTAGCAATTGGTCCAATTCCATCCAGTTCAGCGGGCTCCTGTTCTTTAATATCCTTGGCTTCGTAAGTATAGGTTTTCTCAATCATCCCCTGTATTAGATCGGGGTTTTGTCTCATGAATCCATACTCCACCAAGAAACATTCTTTAGGGTTATCATACATAGTAATATACCCCAAGTTAGGCATTACAGCTTGTCTTACAGCTTCTAATATTCGATCCTGTGAAGTAGAATTAGATAGGATAGTTATCTCAAAGCGATAGTTGGAATACATGAAACCTTCTCTCTGCTTTACATAGTAACCAGCCTGAGCTTTGTAAGTAGGGGCAAATTCATTTCCCGTATCACCCGGGTAGAAACCTCTCCCATTAATAACTATACGGGGTAATTTTTTAACATCCCGGTCATGTGATACCCCATGTCCAAAAAGTTCTATATGAAAACCCTTATCGGTTTTTACAGCTTTTACTGCAGTGTCATACCCCACAGGATCATTGGCATACAACTGACGATCCGGAGTATACCCATTGGTCACAAGGGCCATATATAGAGCATACTCTAGACTTCTTTCAACTCTTTCCTGTATATTACTTAAGGGTCTCATGTTATTTTAAAACCTTTTCGTTTCAATGATAATAGTTTTTTAGCTACGGCTAATTTTATTATATCCTTCACTCCTTTTCTACCCCCAATCTCCTTATAGGTAGGTCCCCATAAGGGTCGTCTTGGTACCTTGTATCCATACTCATGAGCTAAGGCATAAATAATAATGGGAACTCCTTTTGAGTTAGTAGCTCCTAATGGAACTCCCGCTAGATAAGAATCCCCTTGTTTCCAGGCCTTAATTGATCTGTAGTATGCTTCCGTATCTACTAGAACTCTACTATCCGCTGAGTTGGTTCTTTCGGATCGAGGCTTCCAACCTAAGTCCTGTTTATCAATGTGTCTTTTGGCAATCTTTACAATCTTCTCAGCAGTCTTTTTTTGAGCCTCCCTTCCAGCACTCTTTAGGGTTTTTGGTAAATTCCGCAGAGCATCCCCGGGTACTGACCAATTACCTTCCATCTTAAACTCAATCATACCTGTTTAAATTGATCTTCACCTGATAGTAATTCTTCTCTACGTAATACCAACTGTATGAATAATGGAGTGTCCTTTGCTTGACTTAGTAAAGTGTCCCCCTCTGATTTATACTTTATACCTCGATGAAAGAAGTAATCTTTGTCGGGTTTAAAATCAAAATAACCTTTTTCCGTGAGGTAGCCTAACCTTGATAGGTATGAACGGTTGATCATAATGATCATGTTCTGGTTGTCAGATTCCCCCTGTTCATTATGCCTAGTGATAGGCCAAGTTCGGAAGTAGTTATAGCCCACTAATACTCTCAAGTCAATACTAGTGTACTCCTGATTCTCTTGTTCGTTAAAAAAATTGACAGTAGTAGGTAGATTCCTTTTCCAGGTAATTATATCCTGGTTAAAGTCCTCATGCACATCGTCGATAATTTTTTTATACCGATTCCAAATGGAGTTCCCTATTAAGGTCATTAGTAATATTTATTTAATATCTCTATAGCATCCGGATCAGTCGGTAATTCTCCTTTTAAAGATACTACCGGATTATTTCTTGCTTTGCATATGCCTAAATGTATTTTTAAACCCGAAGCTAATCCACAAATATCAGTTCTCAAAGCATCCATCGCGTTTTCACCGGCAGTGGTTTTCATAAAAGTGGATAAACCCCTAAGGCTATCTTGGAACTCCACCTTGCTGGGCCCTGTCTCAATCGACTTGACATTTGCAGTATTACCTTCCTCACCATCTGCCCCTTGAACCAAAGAAGCTTTTAAACCTCGTAATAAGAAGTCATGTACCACTAGTTTAGCGATAAGCATATTGTAGAGTAGTGGCCAGGTAGTCTCATCATTGGCATTAGCCAACTCCAGGGCACTATTTGTATGAAGTTTAAATATGGATCGGTACTCTAGGGATTTAGCATTAATGTACAATTCGGGAATTACTAAGCCACCCGGAGTTTCAGCTGTTACAAAATCTCTGAAAGGTACATATTTGGATAAATCCAAAAAGGTAATGCTTCCATAGGCTATTGTTAATACCTCAGTTACTCCAACCTCTTCCCATAAGAAATAATCATATACCCCGGAAAAAGCAGTTTGGGGTGATTGGAGTTCAAATGATACATACCCTAACCCCTGATCCGTTGCCGGGGTTATCTTTGGAAATAACAAAACCGGGGTAGCATCCCGGTTGAATACTTCCAATGAATAAACTTTACCCACGGTAGGATAGGGTGAAGTTACACCATCAATAGTTTCAGTTAAAGTCCATGATAGAGTATCACGATCTCCCTTTACTATATTTAAGTCTACTTTTCTCGTCTGAATACCCATTTATTTGGCATTAATGTTTGAACCTCCATCCGATGCTGACCGAGAGTTTGATTGCTGTGCTTTAATATCTCGGCTATTTCCTATAGTTCCAGTAATATACCGGGGCTTTTTCATCTTTCCTAAGTATAAAATAACTCCCTCAATTAAATCTACTTGGTATGTGTAGTTGATAAAGAAGGAAGCTCCAATTACAGCTAGAACACTTTCAATTATATTCTCATCCTCTGTTAGGTCTGTTGATTTTCCTAGAGCTACTAAAACTACCTCAAGTATCCTCTCATCTTCTACTAGATGTTTTAGGTATGCTAGGTTTAAGATTAATGACTCTGATAGAGTTAATACCTCATTAGTACTTTTTATTCGGCCATTTATAAAGCTTATAGCCTCCGATAGCGTTAGTTGTTCAGAATCTACCAACAGTTTAATAATTCGTAGTATGGTCTGCTCAAGTATTTGGGCCGCTTCATCAATAGTTCTTCTATGACCGATAGCATTTATGATTACCTCGACCAGGTCAATATCTTCCGTTCTAGTCTTTCCATATCCCCAGTTTTGAAGGATTTGTTCACTGATGGATTCCGTTTCACTAGATACTAGAAGAAGTGCACCGAATACAGTTAATTTTGTTATTAAGGATTCCTGAATTTGCTCCGTTTCAGAATTTAATCTAACCAAGGATAATAATAACTGAATAGCTTCGGAAATGGGCTCAAGCTCATCGGCGTTCCTTAGCAGATTTAAAGTTATCTGATTTAATTCTGATAACTCCTCTGTTTCAGAAGTAACCCGAGTTAGTATTAGTAAAACCCGGGTTATCTCTGATAGTTGTTCAGTTTCTAATGTTATCCGGTTTAAAGCTAGAGCAGTAACCAGAGCTTCTGAAATGTTCTCTGTTTCTGGTATAGCTCTAAGCAACTGAAGAAGAGATACAATATTTTCTGCAATCTGGTTTACCTCATTGATAGTTTGTAATTTGCCCAGTAAAGTAGCAATCTGTTCGGAAACCTGCTCACCCTCATCAGTTAACGAGTTAAAGCTCTTTAGGTAGTTTATAAGTTCCGATAGATTCTCAGTTTCCCCGGTAATACGAGTTAAAGCTAGAAGATTCAGCAGGGTCTCTACAGTAGTTTCCGTCTCCGTTACAACATCTACAAATGAGATATTAAACTGGGCGGATTCAACTATCTGTTGGGTCTCCGTGTGAACAACTAATAAAGCACTAGCCGCAGTAGATAGCTGTATATCAAATGCGGTAGCCCCATTATCCCTAAGCGCTATGTCGGCGAATGCCATATAGTTAGGTAGCTAGTCCGTTATCCGATCTTCCTAAAAAAGTAGCCCCCTCACGGGCTTCTACATACATTTGCTCGGTGTCATCATACCAGGTAAAGGAGTAAGAGCCATTACCCACCCTAGATGTTTCTAAGACCTTCTCACCAGTGGTGACTCTATGAAGACTTAGGGTTACGGTTCCACCTCCTGAGCCACTAACAGTTCCCGATATAGTTTTAGTAATCGAATGGATAGTGTATATCAAATCAAGGTGATCAAATGCCACAATTCCGTTTCCATATGCTGTTCTCCATCTGCGGGCTGTTTCTAAATCCATACGATCTGCACCGACATCGGATGGCCATCTTTTAAACAAGTCCTTAACTTGTGAAAAACAATGACGAATCCCTGACTCAGGGTCTGTGTGTCCAATGTCAACATAGGCGGCTTCCCATATAAGTCCCCCTTCTGCAGCAAGTCTTTCTACAAGAACTGTCACACCTGCTGCACTACTATTGGTATTTGAAATATACTTAAGAGCAGTGCCAATAGCGGTTAGGTAATAACTAGTTTCTGCAATAGTGGGGTTAGTCGCTGCAATAGTATTAAGATTGACTGCCGCATTTGTTCCATAAGGAGAAAGATTCCAAATAATGGAGTGGTTATGAGCACCCGTACCCCCCGTTGCTTTCGCTGAGGTATAATTCACTATCCAAAATCCCGATAAATTAAATCCCAAGTTTACAGTATCTGACCTCCAGCAATCCGCGTTCAGAGTGTTTCTTCCACGAACCAATGAGAAGGCTGCATCATTACGAATCATCGCTCCATTACCACCACATAAAACGGAAGCCAGGTCCGTATATGTGACAAAGGACCCAGTGCCTATTCGGAACTGAAGAGTTGAAATGGCCGCAGCCTGGTCCCAAAACACATAGAACGCTATCTCTAGACCCGTAATCGTAGCGGGTTCTTCTATGAAAAAATCACGAGTTCCCCTCTGGTAATCAGCCGCTATGGCTCCTCCCATGGGTGAGTTAATCTCCATTGGAAGTATCAATGAGTTAAAGACACTAGTTGTGGACGCTTCATTATACTCATACGTTACAACGAGCCAGGCCTGTAGGTGATAAAACTTTGCAACACTGGCCCAGATAAACCAGGAGTGTGAGGCATTTGTTGTGAATGATCCTACCGTTGCTAATCTAAACCATCGGTCCGAAGCTCCCCCCGCTTCAAATATCTGTGAAGTATATACGGCATCTGTATCTACCTGCCAAGTTAAGGTCATATCAACAGTAGCCCCACCCTGTGACTCATTTCCCTGAACAACAAATGCTGTTTGCTTAATTGTTTTTGAGGCTTCAGGAAGGTAGGTAGATAGGTTGGGTATTGAAGCGGTGGCTCCTGGCTTAATTGTACCTAATGCCGCTACTGGAGCATTTAGTGGAATACGGACTGTCTTTATCTGAGTGGCACTTGTATCATCGTAATCATATGTGATGGTGAGGCATGCTGAAAGGTTATTAGCACCAAGGGGGGTAGCAGTGCTCATATCATAGAGGAACCTAGCATCACAGGTCATTGAAGTGCCTGTCCAGTTAGTAGTAAAGTAGCTCGTGAAGTTACCACTTGCTTCAGATGCAAATTGTTCTCCCGATAGAGTATATACGTTGGTGTTATTAACTACGGAGTACGCCACAGCAGCCAATCTAAGTGATACCTGTCTTCTGTTATTAGTACCACTCAGGGTTGTGTTAATATCCTGATAAGCTACATGGAGAATAACAGACCTGAAAACTTTTGAGCTTTCTGGCAAATATACCGTTATCTGTGTAAAATTCGTATCAACGGCATCCGCAGCTGTGTTTAACTGAGGAAACCAGAATTCAACGGTCTTTGTTTTAGTTGCCATTTGTAGTTATTTAGTCAGTACTCTGATGTAGGTATATTCACGCTCATCATAGACACTAATTTTGTACTGTTGGGAGCCAATAGTGATACGGGTATGAACCGCTAATTCAGTTGTTTTGCTTTCAATTAACGCCTTTATGGCATTAATCATCTGATTAGACACTAAGTCATCTTTCTTCGCCATACCAATTACGGATTAAATTCCGTTAAAGTTATGGTTTACAAAAACCTTAAGAGTATCAGAAGAGGTCTTTGTGAACGAGGTTACTGTGGCATACATTAGCAATGGACTTCCACCCACAGGTGAAGCAATAGTAATAGCCAACCGAGTAATACCTGCAGCATTTGCTTCCGAGGTAATATAGCTAGTTCTGTAGGTGATTGAGTCGATCGCTGCTCCCGTGTTATCGGTATCTCCGTCCGCAGTTTTTGGATAAGTACCATCAAAAGCTTTCAATGATCCCGATACTACTCCAGTAAGATCGGAGTAAATGGATGCTTTACCCGGAGCATTACCAGTGGTACTTAGAACTAACCGTCCCGTTTGAAAAGCATCCGTGGGGGTTTCTCCCGCAGCTCTTTGGGCATAGTGTTTATCCCCAGCATCGGTTACGATATTACGGGCTTCAATTACCCGTCTTGTCCTAGCTTCTCGGTTCTCCAAAACGATGGCAATCTTGCCCTTAACTCCGATTTGAGAATTTAAGCCCGACCCCATAAGTTTACCTAAAATATTTGTCATGTTCATAAATGTAGTGTTTAATGGTTTAACAAAAAAGGGGAAAACTGTTTTAGTAGTCTTCCCCTTTCCTTCTTTTACCTAGAGGAGCCGGTTACTCTTCAAGGAATTTAATCTTCTCTGCCTTACTTAGGGCTTTAAAGGTTTTCTCGTCCTCATCCGATACATCAAAGTTCTCTTTGTAGTAAGCTACTAGAGCAGCATCATTGAGTTTTTTGAGATTTACTGTACCCGCCTTGCCGGTTTCTTCGGGACCATCTACTTCAACCAAGTGGCCGTGCTTTACAGCAACATCCATTTTCTTAGTTGGTACTCCTTCATATCCTTCCGGAGCTGTTTCGTCCTTTGTGGTTACTTTGAAGTTAACCACCGGATCAAAGAAGATAGAGGCCTCTTTCCCTAAAATGAAATATCTCATAGATTAGTTGTTTAATTAATCTTGAATAGTCACTTGTTCCAATGGATCGACATCCATGTAAGTAGGGAATCCGTTGCCAGAGAATAGTAAGCTCTTGTCGATAATCACTCGGCCATCTCTGTATAGGATAGCGAATCCTGTAGTCAATGATGCATAAGTAGCCATTGTCTGGTTAGATACGATCTTCTCATCTTCCACTAGAAGTGGTTGAGCATTGAATTTGATAATGGATGAGCTTCTGTCAATTACGATCTGCTGGTTAGCAGGTACTGATCCGTGGATGTAGTAGGCAGAAGTTTGTGGTACTGGAGTCTTCAAGTTTAATTGTTTCTCAGTATCACCGGATGCACGAGTTTTGAATTCGGCCAAATCCAGAGTGTCAATGGCAGCTGTCTCACCACCGATAATACCCCAAGGAGTTCTACCGATACGAGCCATGCGAATCCATACCTTCAATAGGTCTTTGTATACAAAGGTGGAAGCTGTTGCAACTCCAACGATAGGAGCAGATTCACTACCATCCAATTGCTCGCCATTGATCAGGATGTCGATCATGAGGGCATCAATAGCATGGTTAAGTTTAACCCCGAAATCTTGTAGATAAAGGGCAACTACTCCGATGCTTACATATTGTTGAACCTCATAGGGTATTTTAATACCCCGGCCCATCTTACGAATCTTAATGGTCTTTGAACCATAAGAGATTGTACCGGTTTTGATAGTCTCACCCTCTCCCACATAATGAGGAGTAGTTTCCGACATATTCAGGTGTGGTAAAGTAGCCTGAGTTTGAGATAATGCTTGCTCAGCAGCAATCACATCTGCCCAGATTGGGTTTTTACGTAAACCCAAGCGGAGAGCATCTCTCATGATTTCAGGTACTAACCATCTTACCGAAGTGTCCGGCATGGTGAAGATGTTTTGAATGACATCCATATTGGCATTAATGCCCAGGTCATTATAGAACGTCTCCATCGAGATGCCCCATTTAGCCTGAACAAATTCTGCTAATGAAATGTCCACGGGTTGCGCAGGGTCTCTACGGAGTGCCTGGCACGCTTGAACAACTTCCTGTACTTGGGATTTGTAAAGCGATTTTGTGTATTGATGTTTGTCCATGGTATTTTCTCGATTAGATAAGTGCTACAAAAATCTGGTCTCCGTCTGCAGCCACCTGCTTCAGGTTGAATCCCACATGAAGTGCAGTCTTAGCAGCATTGTCTGCTCCCGTTACTACTACAAATTCTCTGCGGCCGGTAGTTCCATTCCAAGCACCCATCTGAACGGGGCCTGCATTGAGAGAAGCTGCTCCAGCTTCTGCAACTACTACACAGTATGCTTTCATTGCTACTGTTACTCTACCTCCTGCTACTCCAGCATTGATCGCTACACCGATGATGGTGTGTGCTGGGGCGGTGGTTCCTGCTAACTGAACTTTACCGTTAGCTGCTAAGATGACTGAGTCACCCGCATTTACGGTTTGAGCAGTCTCTACTACGAACTCCAAATGGAGCTTATGGGCTTCAGCTTCATTCATGAAGCGTGATACCGTGGCTGTGCCTAAGGTTGCTGGCATATTGTTTCTGGTTTATTTTTTGATTGATTTGCCGTGAATTGCATCTACTGTTTGTGCAGTAGCTTTGCGGTGAAGCTCATTTGCAACGTCAAGCGTATTTTTTACTACGATTGGTTCAGGATCACCAGCTCCGGGTAATACAATTCCATCTTCGCTTGAAGCAGAAGAAGCTCTTGTAATGTTGGTACCTCCACAGGAGTTACAGGTAGCAGTGAAACTCTTTTCTACTTGGGCTTTGTATTGCTTTGTTAAAGCTCCCAAAGATTCCAAGCTAGATTCTGCAATCAGTTTCGTGATAGCAGCATCCGCTTTAGCTGAACCCCCTACGGATAGGTGGTATAGTTTTAGGCATTCAGCTCGGGTAATTCCGACCACTGAATCCAGGCTAGCTTTCAATGCAGCATGTGCATCAAGCTTTTCTTTGTCCTCTTTAGAAATAACCGTACTTCCTTCCGGATACTTCTGTTGAAGGTTTGAAAAACTATCCTTTGCCTGGGTTAGCTCAGTCTTTATTTGCCCCAATGATGCTCGGTCGGCTGCAAATAAAGGAAGCTCTGCTTGAAGCTTGGCCGTAACCTGGGCTTCCGTAGCATTTGCATCCAAGCCAAAGAATGTTCTCAAAAATTGCAAGAGTTGTTCATTCATAGGCTTTTGTTGATTGTTTAATTGTTCATCTGGTTTTAATGAATTAGATAAATTATCTGTCGCAGGTATTGTATCAGAAAGGCTGAAGGATGCTGTGCTTGTGCCTGATTCTTTCCAATCCATGAAGTGGTATACTTGACGGTTATCACCCTCACTGAATTTATAAACCTTACCTGCATAAGCGGGGTTTACAATCTTTCCATCCGTACCCACCTTCTGAGCAAAAGGGTCAGCTCCATGACTTACTAAGGATAGTTCCTCATAACGAGCGATGTCTGTTACTACTCGACGAATTAACTTGCCCTTATCATCCAACTTACCCATCATATTGTAGAACTCATCAGCTGATAGATTCTTATGAGATTGCTCCCAGTTGAAAGCTACAGTTACTGAGGTGGAATGTACGGAAGGGGGGTCCATCATTATAGAACGAACTAATTTAGGGTTTGATTTCCCGTCAAGTTTCATTCGTACGTTAATCCCCGCAGGAATAGTTACTCCATCATACGTTCTTTGCTTCTCGAAGAAAGCTTCAGTAATCACACCCACCTCGTTCCCAACTATCTGCTCATGATTTGTGAAGATAGCTTGGCCGATCAGTCCCTTTGCTGATCTCTCCAATACATCACCCTGAGTAAAATCAATGGGCCCATACTTGTTGATGATTACTTTTGATAAAGCTCTGAATACGGGGTTTACAAAGTCCTTCTCATCCGGAGTTAGGTCATCAGCAGTTACATCCGGATAGTATTTATTAAAATCCGGTGAGGATGCTTCAAATAACCCAAATTGTGAAATTTCGGGTTTACGATCCACCCCCAGAGTTTCTAGCATGGATAGGTTAACTCTTTTGGGTAATTTATTGGTTACTAGAGAATGTCCAGCACCAAAAGTCTCTATGGAGAATGGCATATTGTTATTTTTTCTGTTTTTCTACAAGAGTTGGAAAGAACTTATTCTTAATGGGTTCCCATAGGTATTGATAAGCCACATTAGCAAAGGCAAATGATGTTACGGCTTTTACGATGTCTAAATCCTGATCTTGGAAGAAGTACCCAGCAACTCCTAGAAAGGTAGCTACGATGAGGGTTAACCACCGGGGTTTAATCACCTTATCTACTCCGGTAACTATCCATCGGATAAATTCTACAAAAGCTACTACACCAAAAGCATATTCAGTATAGATATAGGGTTTTAATACTTCTAAAAATTCCATAATGGTTTTATTTAGTTAATTGCTATCATTCTAGCATCTAAAGTATCGTTATTCCGGATAGTGCCTTGGGGTTTATTCTTATCTCTTACCTTTCTATCCGATGCATCTTTACCCTTTTCTTTTACTTGTTTTTTCAAAGCGGCATCTGGCGGAGTCTTCTCACGGGTAATTCGTGGTGTAGCTTGATCAGGCTTTATGAAGTTCATGGCATCTGCAAATGCATCCTGCCCAATGATCCCCTGGTCATATAAGTGCTCCAAGTTACGAATTAGTACCTCCTGTGCCTGTTGATACTTCAGGTCATCCGTGATAGTGGAGCGGTTAAACTCCACCGAAAGTCTTTTGAATTTAAAGCCCCCTAATGTAAGGGCGAAGGAATATCCAAATTCCAAGTTAGCTGATACAATATCCTGAATGTTCTTTAGTTGGGCTAATACCTTGGTGAATAGTACAGTAACTAGAGTTTCGGTAGCTCCCGGTCTTCCCATAAACACTGCATCATAACTTAACCCCGAAGCTACCAATAGTTCATTCTGCTCGAATATATCCTTTACACCCGAGGCAGAAGGAGCAGTTTGTTTGAATTCAAATTCATGGTCTTCCTTATATCCCACATTAGCTCCATCCCTTACCCCTGCTATTACTCTCTCCTTGAAAGTTGTAAGAAAACTCATAAGTCTAGCATTATAGGCATCATCATTCTCCCCCTCTAGCCGGTCCGGTTTTTCAATCCGGGCATCTACGTATCCTAATATACCAAGTAGTGTTACAATGAACTTGATATTTTGAATCATATGCTGCTGAGTATTGATGGGGTCTAGTGCAGCCAAATATGGGGGTGTTCCATAAGGTAAGTCCGTATCCCCGTTTAATGCTAGGTATTTATATTGATTGGAGTTTAACTTCTTTAAATCCTTGCTATAATTAATAATAGGCTTATTTTTTACCTTTTGATAAGGCTGATAACCCTTTTGATTCTTATCTAATACAAACCGAATAGTTTCGGGATTTATGAATCTAACTTCTTCCAGGTTATCCAAGTTGATATTAGGAACCCACTCCGTAGAGATAGCACCCCCTATCATTGCTTGGCGAAACATCTTGTTGGTAATTCCGGACATACTAGCTGTTCCAACATGCCAACCCTTAGCACTATCCATGATGAATTGACGCATCAACTCTACTTGGGCCTCTCCTACAGAGGGGTCAAACTTAATCTTATGTCCAGTATTAGCTAATTTCGTGAAGTCACCGAGAGCTTGTGACATATCCGGATTGATCTTGGCTAATTTCCGGATAAGAGGAATTACCTCAAACTCAAACTCCGCAGGAATAACTTTCATCTGAGCATTTAAGCTCGCATATCCATAACCGGTAGTTCCGGGTAGATCACGGGAGCTACTGGCCCCGGGTCCTACTACTACTGGTTTACCATCAATCTGAACAGTCTTTTTTAACTCTACAATAGTTTTCTCCAACTCGGTTTGTTTGGATAGGAGCTGTTCGTATGTGGAATCCTTTAAAATTTTCATGGTTACATTGGTAATATGATAAGTCCCTTCTGTTTTATCTTTCTAGTATGGTTGCCTATGGCTTTAGCTAAAATTGCATCATCATGGTACTCATCCTCATCCAAGTTATTTTCATCCGAACTACTAGAACTTTTCTTGCCCGCAGCAGTGGGTTTATTCTGATCATCATAAACAAAAGTATAAGCCTCCTGTACGAAGAACTCATCTTTTATTGTAATATTACCTAAGCGAATATCCTCTTCCAGTTCGGCTATAATAATGGGTCTGTTTTTCTTTGTAGTATACCAACCCGGTATCTTCTCCTGTTTGGGTTTACTCTCACCCTTCTCCTTTAGGATTTTAATCGAGTAATATAAATTACTATAGCCCTTGTTTTGAATCTTGGAAGCTACTGCTAAACCCACATCGTTAGATTCGGGCGCTAATCTAGCTCGGTTATAAATATGACCCATACCCATTAGGAGCTCAGCATATTGATCTACGGGAATCTTACCCTTAAAGCATCCAGCCTCATCCCCATAGTCATCCAGTACAGTAAAGGCTGAGAAATCCTTGGCTCGCCCTGTAGCAATATCAGCTCCTATAGTATATTTTCTTTTTGGATCAGGCTTATTGAATATTTTTAGGTTATTGCCAAAGTTACGAATTTTGAAGATACGACTAAATGTAGTATCATCGTTAACCCGTATTGCTGGATAGCCCTCTAGGGATTCCTCAATCGACCGAATGTCCAATAGGTCAAATACTGAATTACCGGAAGTAAGAAAGTCACCATCAATCTCTTGGGCTGTTCGTCTTGGTCCCAAATCTGCTCGCATGGAGTTATACCAATGTATATCCCTTTCCGGATGCATATTCCACCGAAGTCGGATAGGAACAAAACCATTACCCCCAGCACAAGAAGATACCCATACCCTGTGGAAGAAGTTATTTACTCCATAAGGAGTCGAGTTAAGAATAGCTCTACCCCCAGTGGAGAGTGTTGGAAAAGCTGCGGCCCAAATTTGATCAGCCCAGCGAATGATTGCGGCTTCATCAATTACTAATAAGGATAATGCTTCAGATCGTCCAGCCTCTTCCGTTGTAGGAACTGAAGTGATCATTGAGCCATTAGCAAACTCTAGCTCACTAGCTGTTCCTATATCCTTACTTCGTCCATTTACTACCTGTACCTTTAGATGATCTGGTAAATTCCGATACATGAACTTGATCTTCCTTAATACCTTCTTGGCTACATGTTCCTTTATGGAAATGATTACTATGTTTTTATTGGAATGATACATAGCAAACCATAGGCAGAATAAAGATATTAACTCTGTTACTCCTGCCTGACGAAATTTCAATATAATATTAAACCGGTTCTTGATGAAATTCGCAAGTACCGCTTTTTGGAATGGGTATAGATCAAATTTAACTCTGCCCCGGATAGGGTGGATTACATGGATAAACTTAGCGAATTCAAATGGGTCGCTGCTAACACGGAGAAGCTCACTGAACTCCTCTGATGTCAGGGGTTTTTCAATGAACTTGTTAGATTGCTTCTTTGTAGAACTTAGTATACTCTCTTCTATCATCTTAGTTTGTAACCTAGCTTTGCACCTAAGAATAGTCGAGGTTCATTACTGATATATAAATCCGTAAAACCCTGGAGTTTGTATCTTTGCTTATAGAGTGAATACTCAGTGGATAAGAGAAAATTAGTCTGGGCTAGATCATAACCCCCATATACATACCAATCTTGTTTGAACTTCTTACTGCTAAGTTTTTCTGCTCTAAATTGATTATCCTTATATTGATACCTGAAATTTTCATAATCCACTAGGAATAGCTGAGAGGATATAGAACCTGCAATATTCAACAAATCCAGTCTTAGTGAGTCCCTTTGGAATTGGGCATAAATTAATTTTGGAGATGTTGGATGTAGTTTAAGGTATTGGGTACTGATTCGATAAATTTCCTTCTTTAAGGAGTCAGTAACCTGAATAAGAGAATCCGACATATCAATGTGTATATGCTCAGTCCGGGTAGAGTCAATGTAGTTGATTACTAGTTTTGGGGGTACTGGGTATTTAAAAATGGGTGTAGGTATGGAATCATAGTTTACCTGTACATTGAGAGTATCGGTTTTGAAATTGGCATGCTCCCAGTATTCCCGATCCTGTTTTCTTTGCTCAGGTACATGAAAGAATATAAAGTATACCAGTAAGCCTACTATGGCTAATTTCCAAACAATTTCAAAGTTATCTTTGTTTACCATGGCTTTAAAGAAAAGATTCTTAACAATCTTCAAAAGAAAGGAATATCCGATCGTGCGGTCCAGCTTACGACTCGGAATAGTCTTTTTCTATATTTAGGTATAAAAACAGCACTTAGTACAGCCTAATAACTGCCTATCGGCAGTAAGGGGGTTTGTCAACCCCCTTTATTATTCTTATATTGCTCTACTTTGTGGCGAAGGATTTCAATGAAGAAGCCTGCTCCTACATACCACCACTGATCAGGTGATAACTTAGGAAAATGTGATTGAGCAATCATTATAAACTCATCATCAAATACAACTACTATTCCACCCCAAATCATGGAAGCCCATATATAACTAAGTCTTTTCCGTAGGGTTTTCTTTTCACCCACAAGAAGTTGCTCAAGTTGCCAAGCTAGTACACCATACACAACTAACAGATACTCATGTCTTAGTATCGGGTAATTCTCGAGTACTGTTATGATGTCCATCATTAGGGTAACATTTTAGGGGGTGCTTGGTAAATATTCTTTTCAGGTATTCCAATACTTCTACAAAATACTCGAACATCAAAGGATGGGCATATTTTCATATCAAACTGGTTATGCCCTGCGAATTTGATCCAAGGCCAGTTAATAAGAGCTTTCTTCATTTCTGCTGCTAGCGTAGTAGTTTGTTCAGGAGTTCGAGTATCTTTGCCCTTACCCCCTACAATAACAATATGCATAGCAGTGCTATTAATTCCAGCAACTCCATTGGTTACTTCCCAAGCATCCACTATAGCATCATAGTTATACCTGACTAGATTCTCCTTAGTTCCATCCAAGTGAATCATATCCCGATAACCCACTTGTTTCCATCCACGACCCGTTATCTTTTTAATACTTACTCCACCCACCTTTTCATCGGGAAGAGCTTGAACACTGGGGTAAGTTACCCCCTTATAGATGATCTCCGTGGGGGATTTATGAAATGGGCCTAAATGCCATTGACGAATTTCGTCTGAAGTAGTCTTTCTACCGGCAGGTGTATCCGTTACATGGATAACAAAGAATTCTATTTTTTTGCTCATAATCAATGAAGTTTAGATATTTGCCTTTTAAACCATTCCCCGATTTCATAGGGTGGAGTTTTTGCACAAGTAGCTCGGGCTTTATTTATACAATATAAGTGTCGTTTAGGCTCGTACCATAGTTCAAACTCATCCGGAATACCTTGAATCCTAGCAATATCCCGTGGAGTAAGCATATATCCTTCGGGATCAAATTGCCGACTCTGCTTTCTTACAGTTAATGGTAAATCACTCCAAAATAACCGATAAACTCCGGGTTGGTTAACCATCTTAGTATGGGGTACTTTCCATCTTCTACTATCCACAAAGTCCGTTTGCCAAATTTCTCTAGCTTTTTTAACTGTTATCCTTCGAGCAGTCTTCGTGTAAAGAGGTACAAAGGATTCATCAGACTCTCTAACATGGCAAAGTGATGGTATCTCTTCGGGTCCTAATCCTTCAAGTAACTCTCTCACTTCAGAGAATATATCTGGCTTTTTTGGCCACTTAATTTTTAACCCAGTATCTTTCCGGATTCCCACTATTACCAACCTAACTCGGGATTTTTGAGAGTTACCCCATAGTGAAACTGACTCTACCTTTATTTGTAGTCTATATTCCGGAAGTATTTTCTCAAGGTCTACCATGTCTAGCATCTTTGGTAGATTCTCCATCATAAAAATTAGTGGCCTGTATTTAATGATACTTGCTAGGAATAGATTGAAACTCTTATTATCTTTCGGATCAGATAACTTCTTAGCCCTAGAATAAGATAGGACAGAGGAATGGCCACAGTCCGGAGCTCCTATGATAATGTCAATATCCGAGTAGGGTTGTAGTTCTTTTCTCATGGGAACACCCGGAAAATTTAATTGCCACTGAATTTGGCCAGGGGTATGAAAGATTGCCCGGGGTTCAATGTTTGCTATTAAATTATCTTTGAAAGGGTGTAATATAACACCATTACCCCCGCAGACACCCAGTACTCTTAAATTCATGGCTTATTTTTAAAATTTTAACTTTTGATCATCTTTGCAAAAAAGAAATAAAATGAAATTATCCCACACAGCTGAAGCAGCAGTAGCAGCCATCCTATGGTGGTTGATTATCTTTCGGATAGTGGATTCTATAATCCACTGGGACTATCTTATAGAAAGACCCTGGGGATTTGCTGAGTTCCTTATGTATATTCTATTATTTATCATTATAAGTATTGCCCGATATAAACTATATAAACAACACAAAGAGTATGAAAATAACAGTAAAGATTAAAGCCTTTTTCTTCCGATGGATTGCTAATCTATTCCGGAAGTATTTTACCTATGCTTTTGATTACCTATCGGAGTCAAACGATTGGATCATCGTATTCAATTCTCCAATAGGCCATCCTATAATTATCCGAATACCCATAAGTGAACGGAGAGATAAAACTCACGACTATAACAAGGGGGCTTATCTACCAAGAAGCGAAAGGATGGATGCCGGCTGGGTTATTAAACATCTTACTTTGGAATCCAAGAAAGTAGTCAGTATCTTCCTTTGTGCAAAAGAGGATAGGTTAATGTATATGCAGGATTTCAAGAAGATTCAAAAAGACCGTGAACGATTACAAGAGGTGGGATTTGATATGGACTTAGTTATGGACCTGGATATTAAGGTAATTGGCGAAGGTAATGGACTTAAACCCGAAGAGAGAGCAGAGGTAGTAAAAATTATTAAAAACCTGGATTTAGCATGAATATCTTTTTCCTAGACCGAGAAGCTAATAAAGCAGCCCAATACCATAGTGATAAACATGTAGTCAAAATGGTATTGGAAACTGCTCAGATTCTATCCACTGTTGTAAGAATTAAACGGGGGTATCCGGGTGTATACTCACTGGATGGACTAGATAAGGATTTTGGTTTAACTCCGGAAAAGAACAAGAAGTGGAAAAGCTATGCACATGTACTTCATGGGGAAACCGGTGGAGGTCCAAGAATATACCTTATTACTCATCCAAACCACCCTTCCGTTTTATGGGCTAGAAAATCCCTTCAAAACTATATCTGGTTACTAAGATTGGGTTATTTCTTAGTAGATGAGTATATGGCTAGGTATGAGAAGATACATAAGAGCCTTGAAGTAATTCGTCTATGTGAACCCAATCTTCAAAGAGATAAACTGGGGAATCCTTGGCCTTTAACTGAAAAGGATTTCCCTAACGATTTTCTTACTAAGCCCCCCTCTGTAATGCCCATAGAATGTCAATTCAGTGATGACCCGGTAGAAAACTATCGGCTTTACTATGCATCCTATAAAAAAGATATATGCCATTGGAACTACGGATCAAAACCCGAATGGTTAGATAAATACCAGAAATTAGCTAAGTTAAACCATATAAACCCAAACACATGAGCAAGAACATTCAACTAAAACTCGAAAACAATGCAATCTATATTACATTTCTAACCGAGATGGAAACACTCTATACTAAGATTAGTATAGAGGATGCATCTCATCTAGCCGCAGAGTTACATGGTTTGTTAAGTATGCTCCCGAAAGATTTTGAGATTAACAAACCGCAGACCCCCATACTTGTTGTTGACCTGCCTGAAGCAGAAGAGTCAGTACGTCTAAAGTATGCTGAGGATTACAAGGCCGTCCATGTGAAAGAACAGGAAGAATCCATGAGTGATGTTCTGCGTAGAAGACAAGAAACAATCTACCAACAAGATGAGACCATTCTAAACTTACGGCAAGAGTTGGAAAGTCAACAGGAGAAGATTGGGGAGCTGAATACCGAGGTGATGCATCTTGTAAGAGATAAATCAACTCTTGAGGTAAATATAAGAGCCTATCAATCTTCTATTCGGGTTATTGAAAAATTATTAAAATGAGAAGAACTAAGCAGATCATGTCATTACTAAACAAGATAGATGTTGTAATGACTCCGAGAGGAACTAGCAAAGGAGATGCTCGGTACGTAAACCAAATGAACCAACTGATAAATAATATCCATGCTAATAAGACTGTAGCCGTATGGAGCAAGAATATTGCTGATACTCTTACCAAGGTTCACCAGTTTGGCCCCGGACGGTATTTCTCAGTAAACATGGGTGGAGGTTATTATTATATAGTTAAGTATTATGCTTATTCAAATCTAAAACCAACAGTATGACAGTATTTCTATTAGTATTGGGAACTCTTCTTGTTTCACTAGGTACTGCTTATTTAGCCGGTAGGTTTATTCGGGTAGGCATGAAAGAACCCGAACTTTATGAGCCCATCATTGGAACTGAGAGTAACCCCACGGAGGTGAATCTTTATGTACAGGATAAAGAATATACAGTTTATCTCTATCAACAACCTTTACCCCCTAATGCTACCGAACAGGATCAGAAAAATCTTGTGGCTATAAAAGGAATCTACCATATGCCCGATGGTCATCGAGTCTTTGCAAAGGATTTTATACTGGAATGGAGCTTTATAAGAAGTAACCCCCTATGGGAATTGAAAGTAGGACATGATGTGATACAAAACTTTATGAGAAAAGACCTATGAAAAGAAAGTCCATACATGTAAAGCCCCAATTTTATGCTTATACCTTTTTGGCATTAAAGAAAATTGCCAAAAGGATGGGCTATAATCTAGTAATTCATGGGAGCATGAAGAGAGATTTAGACCTTATTGCTATACCTTGGGTAAATAACCCTAAATCTGAAAAATCATTGATTCTAGCATTAAAAAAGCATCTATTGGGTGGAAATCTATCCGATAAAGATAAAAAATCACTAGATGATCCTAAAATATTGCCTGGTGGACGGAAATCCTATGTTATAAATCTGAATCGTGGGGGATATTTGAGAAATCAAGCCGGTGATCTCCTAGAACCTTTGGAGTATATAAAAGACCCCCAGTATTACCTCGACATTTCAGTTACACCATTAATTAAAATACCAGAATCCAACAGCTAAGTATATGAGAACAGCAAAAGATAATCAAGAACCCGGAGACCTTACAGGGAAAGAAGCAGAAGAGATATATACAGCATTATCCATTCGTTGTGGGTTTATTGAGACTAATACTATCCACCGTGCTAAAGAGTTGGAGAAAGCGGGACAAAAAAGCCAAATCCGGGTATTGGATGTGGAGCAGATGAGAAAGATCGTAGAGCTAGAGGATTTGATGGCTAGGATGCTTAAGATTATCTCCAAGGCAAGAAATCAGGAGTCAAGAGGTATAAAAAAACTAAAATGATAAACACAATAGAACTTGACGAGCAAGAAAGAATCTTTGCTTATGAGATGCCTGATCAAAGTCTGTATGTTATAGATGATGATGGAGTTGAAAGATATAAAGCAGCACTTGAAGCCGCCAAGCGTGATGCGGTTTATTTTAAGAATCAACGTGAAATCGAAAATATACTTATTCAGGATGAAAAACGTGGTGGCCTATTTAAAGGCAAGTCCTATCCTATACCTGAGGGATATGAAGTACAAAAAGAATGTACTAATGTCCCCTGTGACGGTAAGCACTGTAATTTAGTCGCCATCCTTGTGCCAAAGGAGAAGTTAGATGACAGATTAAAAAGATACTCAACGAAAGACCTGATTAAACCAAAGCAACAACCAATTGAAGAAGCTGTAAAACAAAAGAGTTTAGCGATTCAGCAAATGGCAGCCGATAAATTAAATGCAGGTCAGAAGCCTTATATAGCAAGTCAGTTGTATGTTGAGTATATGAATACCATCATTAATGGATTTGAAAAGGAACTCATCGCAGGAGCCAAATCACAGGCTGCTAAAGAGTATTGGTATGAACAATTTAAAAAAGAGAAACTATGACAAAGAGCGAAAAGAAAAAACTTTTACTCGTACTGTACGATCACAAAATAAATAGTAAGGAAAAAAGCAGAGCTATTAAACGGTGTCATGAATCAAGAATGAAATTGGTGGATGAGATGATAAAGTTAGATTTGGCAACCGTCTCACCCGCTCTTTATGTGAAAATTGTAAATGAATGGTTATGATTTTACACACCTAATTCCAAATAGCCATGAACAATTTAAAAAAGAGAAACTATGAAAATAAAATTAATCTTTGCGTGGTATGACCTATGGGTAGGGTTCTTTTGGGACTCTAAAAAGAAATGGCTGTATGTGTTCCCTATACCTATGTTTGGTATAATTTTAAAATTTAAACAAGAGAGAAATGACTAAAGTAGCATTGCATGTAAGAGTTAAATTCAAGGGTCTGGCTTTATCGGACAGAGTACATCCGGAGTTGTCATACCACTTGAGTGAAGATGGTAAAATATCGGCCAACATAGTAGTTAAGGTACCAAGAGTTGCTAAACCTGAAATTCTAGTATTCTACCGTATCTACATGGTGAAGGCGGGATTAGTAGGGATAGTAGTAGAAAAGAAGCTAGGTTTAATGGTGAATCCTTTGGATACTATGCAAATAGACATCACGGGTGCTTTACTGGCTGATAAAAGCTATCATATCCTGAAGTATGGACGAAACTAAGTATTATAACTACAATTATGAGACCCACCACATTTACAGGAAGTAACGTAATCTATGGGAAAGATCAAGCTGCATATCAGGAATTACCGGCCATGAAGTTTCCGGATGGTGAGATACTCACTTGTTGGGAAATGAGTGAGGAGGAGTTTCAACAGTTTTGTAAGACTCGGAAACTATATGTTATGGTTCTTTCCTTTAATCAACCCTTACAGCCAATGAATCTCGTAGTAGATGCAGCGGACTTAATCACGTTAACATGAAAAAGAGATACTATGTAGTAATGGTGTATGCAGATGACAAGTTCCTTCGTATCTCGGCAGTTAAGGAATCCAGGTTTAGAGCAGAGGAGCATATAAAAGATGAGTTTCCGGAGTTTCAAAGGGGGTTAGACCAATGGGAGCTGGGTAAGCAGATAATAGTGATTAAGGTATATTAACAGAGCCCCTTTCGCATATGAGCCTAAATTTTATGGCAGTAGAAAAACCCGGGGTGCTTATAGGGGGCTTTACATAAATTTTATGGCAGTAGAAACAGGATAGGGTGTGTAGGATGGAAAGGATAAAAAAAATCCGATAGAGGATAAATCTATCGGATTTCATTTTTCAATCCTTATTTATTTCTCTAAGGATTTCTTTGCATTGGAAAGAATTTCGATCCAATCGGATTTAAAATCTTCATCCTTTTGATGAGAGAAATTTTCAAATTTAAAATCTTGAATCTTCCAATTCTTTTTATAGAATTGAATGAAAGATTTTAATCCCTCTTCCTTCTCTTCCTTTTTCCGATCTTTCCCTAAAATCTCCTTTCTGAAATTTTCCAATTTTCTCCTTAATTTTGATCTCTCTTTTTTCTGATCATTTGAAGATAAGGAAGAAAATCCAATATAAAGATTCCCTTTTTTCTCTTCTGATCCTTTAGATTCTTCTTTGATCTTTGAAAGATTTGCAGAATCCAATTTTTGAGATTTTTTGATTTTGATTTCAGATTTGATTCCTTGAATCTCTTCTGATTTTTTGATTGATTTTTTCATAATTCAAATATCGGATATTAATCCGATTTATGCAAGATAATAAAGATAAAAGATAGGGGCAATAATGCATATTTCAAATAGGATAAATCCGATCCATGCATAGATCAGATTTTCTTTTTTCTCTTCCTTTGCATTGATATGCATAAGAATTTCTAATTGATCCGAATTTAATGATTCCGGATAAAATGATTTTTTTGAATTTTTCATTTGATTGATTTTTTTATTTGATCAAATATCGGAAAAATATCCGAATTTCAAAAATCTATTTTCGAGGCAAATTTCCTGCCCCTCTGGCCTGGTGCCTAAAACCTCTCGACCAAGCGCGCCAATTTCGGTGGATCAAGGCCAGTCTCGGCCATGCCAGACCAGTCGGCCAGTGTGGGCCCAATACCCTATGGGTCGTGTTAGGCGCGCAAATTGATATATTAATAGGCTAATAACACAAGAAAAGCCCCTTTCGGGGCTAATCCAAACCAATCAATCATGCCTTTTCGGTTATGGTGTAGTAGTGTATAAGATATTGGGCAAGGTCTGCATGATTCAGGTCCGGTATGTCCAGCATCTCTTCGATGAGGGTATTGAGGCTATCATTCAGGATTCCCTCATGGTCCACAGGGTTTTCTTTCCAATGGGTTATTAGGGACTCAGCCTCATTCTGAATTTTCTGCATCCTTTCATAGAAGGCAATAAAATGATGGTTGCTGGTTCGGGCTTCTTCTAATCGGGCTTTGATCTTAATGCCGATGAGCTCAATATCATGGTCTTTTATCTTTTTCATGGCTTTTAATCTCTTAGGTACATGGTATCAAATATCAGGAATTCTTTTGGAGAGAAGCCATACATTGCCTCATCTTCATCCCATTCATCAAAGAGGGTATTCAAAAGGGAATCTAATGAATTTCCAATGCATGCCTCCATAACCTCAAGAATATTGAGGTGGGTCTGTCGGATTCCTAAATCCGGGGTTTTCTGAATCTTCTCTCTTAGATCATCTATGAGAGATTGGGTAATAAGGTCATTCTTTTTCATTTGATTGATTTTTAATTATGGATCAAATATAGATATAATGCATATCTCAATCAAGGGGCTTTGTACCCTAAAATTCATGGCTTTCTGCCATACCCTCTCCTCGTGGCGGGTCCGGCCGGCTGGCCATACCTAAAATGGCCATACCGAACTTCGCAACCAGCTGGCCAAATTGGGCCCTTTGGCCATACCTGACCTATAAGCGCGCAAAATTCCACTATATATGGTAAGGTATGTAGCCTATTCTATGATTTCAGGGTTGATGATCTCTCCATCCGATTCAGAGCGAATCTCATGTAATTGTACCTTTTTAGGCTTCTTTTTAAGGCCTGCTGCCTCATTAGTGGCATTAAACCCTCTTTGCTGCGTAGCTATTACTTCAGGTACATCAGGGGTAATGTGCTGAGCCAAGAGCCTATTTTGGAGCCCATCATCCTCTAGTAAGGTAGCCTCACGGCCTTTGTCTATTAGCTGTACGGCCTGATTGATATTGATTAGGGTCTCCGTAGAGGGCTGATTACCTAGGTTAGCCTGTTGGTTGTTAATTTGTATGGTAGGGCTGTTCTTGGCAGGTGGGGCAACAATCTTCAGTAGGTTGAGTAAGGTATTATCGCTTGCAATTAGGTTGGCAAGGCTTCGATTTACCTCTGATGTAAGGAAAGGTACATAGCCATTCTTCTTTCCCGGGTTTGATTTCTGGTACTCAACTGATTGACTCTCAAACAGGTAGGTTGCCTGGGCCATAATAATACTTCGGCTTGCCATAGAAGCCTGTAAAGACATCGCTTTTAATGCCTTACTGAGCCCATCTTGGTCCTTTCCTTCCAATAGTGTTCCAAATCTCTGTATCCTTTGTAATACCCATTTCTCGGTTTCACCTAAATACCTTCCTATGTCTCCTATGTCCTTAGTCTCTCCGTTGAGTCTAAAGCCTTCTCTGATGTATTGGTTTATTACATGCTCCTTTATTCTCTTTAGTTCCTTTCCTCTCATTCTCTCATCCTTTATCCTACTATGATTCTTAATCATATTAGTTAGTCCTGTTGGTCTTGGTATTCTTATTGTACTCATATTTATGTTTTTTTTTAAAGAGATAAGAGGGTTGTGGCCTCTTATATAACACATAGAAAAGGCCCATAGAATATCTATGAGCCTCTTTTGAATCTAGATCGTTGAGTATTAGATGGTTATTTTCTCTTCTTGCCCTTCTTTACCGAGTGGTTTTTCTTTCCCAGTCTTAATCTCTTGATCTCTTGTACCAATCTAGCCACCTCATTGGCGTTTTCATTGAGATTAATAGGTGGGTAATGGTGATCCGCCCATCTGATTAATTTCAATTCTGGCTCTTTTCCTTCTATGCCATTGATTCTCGCCTCATTGAATTGTTCTATCAAACTCCACATGCAGTGGTTGCATAATATGGTTTTGAGTCTGTAATTGGACTCCAATAGGTATAATTGTTTCTGGTCCTTTCTTTGGCAGAATTTGCATTTATTACCTTCTAATTCAATCTGCGTTAGTTTCATATCTTTTTGGGTTTATTAGCAAATATAGGGTTTCTCTTTCTTTCTTTAGGGCTTTTATGGTAGCCCTTATATTCTCCAATCTTGCCTCCACATCTTCCGAGTATATCTCTGGCAATTCATCTATCCGGTCGCGCAAGTGTTTTTTAGCAATCTTTCTGCCTAAGAAGGTAAGCATCCCTCTTTCTAGGGTTGATATGGTTATTTTCATAGCAGGGTGAATTTAATTTCGTTTATCTGGTCTAAGGGCAATTCAAAGGTTGTGGCATTGGATTCATTACCTACATCTAATACAAGGCGATCTTTACGTTCCTTTGATTGGTAAATTTCCGAAATGCCCGATATAATCTTTTAAACCTCTTCTTATCGGCATTTCTATATGAACCCATGATTTCTACCATAATAGAACCTTGAGGAAATTGGAGATCATGACCGATACCCCACCGATCTTTGATCAATTCTTGTAGGGCATGTCTTGGGTCTTTTTGCAAATGATCATTGATCAGGTAATGCAACTCTTGGGTGGATAATTTTTCAGGTATCATAATGATTGATTTTTAATTATGATATAAAGATAATCAATCGGTAGAAGAGTTCTAAAGAGCCCCTTTAATATTCTTCCGGGGTGGGTCCCATTCCGAATAGCCATCTTATGCCTTCGATAATCATTCCCACTGATATGACAAAGAAAACTATTGCCTCAACGATGCTTATAACAAAATAAGCAAATTCCCAAAAATCTAATGGCATATTATTACGGACTAGGAAGCATATTCTATCACCTACCTTGTGAGATGCCCATGTAGCAGCTGATACTATGGCTTCCTCTCTTCCCGTTGGGTAATCAATTACCATAATGAACTCAGTTTTGGTATTATATTTATGTACCTGGTCTTTATCTCCTTTCCAGGTAATAGTTCCACATCTTTGGCTATCTTCTCTCATGAAAATCTTATATGTTCTGTATGGGCAATAGATAGAGATTATGGTTAGCAATAGGATGAATAGCCATTTCAGTGTTATTCTAGTCAGGTAAGGTGTAAGTATGAATTTCATGGTTTATCTGTTAAAGTTTCTTCGGCAATCTTCCAAAAATGGTATTCTAGCTCATCCTCATCAATTTTGGGCTTATAGAATCTGCACCAGATGATATGATCCCAAAATTCAATGTAGAGGTCGATCAGATTAGCCCCATCAAGCAATCTATCTCTGACATTGGGGACCTCATCTTGCTCATCCCGATCTGGCTCTGTCTCAGCTAGGTTCATAAGGAGTTCAGATTCCTTAATTATGGTTTTCAGGGTATCAAATGTATCTCGTGTCATTATTTTAAGAATTTAGAGTCATTATATTCTCGGTATGCCCAGGCTCTCAAGCAAGAGCAGATGGCAAATACATAGCCTCCTGCATAGTCCACGGAGTCATCTCCACCTAGCCCCAGGGTTTCCCATATTCTATTTTTACCATCATCATAATCCTTCATCACCCAACCTGCAATCTGTTCCATCCTCTTAATGGTGGATAATATAGCCCTTTTATCATTCTTAATCAACAGGGTGGGTTCTGATATGTGCAATGAGGTATAATCTTTATATTTACCTCTTTCATAATCCTGCATAAGAACCACCTGTAGCCTTAGGGGTATTCTTAATTTCTTAGGCAATAGGTAAATGAATTCTATGGCAGGTTCTTTCTTGAATGGAAAATCCTCAATGATCGGGGCTGCCTCAGCAATATAATGATTCAGGCTTCTCAAATCCTCTTTCAGGTTTTGATCTTTCGCCCATGCAAAGAATTCTTCACCGATCTCTCTGTTGGGGCTTTCAAGGGCATCTTCAATCCTTTCCACCATTTGATGGAGTCCAAAGGCAAAATGGGTTAATTTCTTTTTCATGTTAGATTGAATTTTTATCCTATAATAAAGATAATCAATAGGTCATCAAGTATCAATTAGCCGTTTATATCTTATCTATCCATTGAATCTAGTAGAATCTCTCACTAGACGATGAATTTCATTGCCTATTTGGACAATTTGGGATCATCGTTATCGTCAATATTTATGGGGTGAAGATTTGGGTATTTTGAATCCGGTTTTAGTACCCGTGTATGCAGTCTTTGGGGTAATGGTTCTGACCGATACCTTTCTAGGTGCATATTTGGCTTTTAATTCTGACTTCAACTTCGATGATGCCTCCTTGGCTGTTACATCACTTACTAGGTCATAGGAATCTTCAAGTATTGAATCCTGCCAATAAACTCGATAATCAATTCGGTATGTATACATGGTGATTAGAGAATATCTTCTCTGGTTATGGTTAAATCATATAGACTTAATATGGCTGGAATTCCACCCCTTACCCATAATTTAATAGAGGGTCTACCGGCTTCAAATTGCTCTATGGTGAGAGCATCCAATGATCCCACTGAGTAGAAGGTATATTCCTTATAGGTATTATCTTCGGATGCATCCGGGGTTTTAAGAATCAACCATTCATTCTCTTCTACTAGAAACTCCATTACCTTTTTGGTAAGCTTTGCATTGCATAAGGTATAATGATGGTTTGCATTAATAAACTTAGTTACATGCTCTACCTCATCAAAGAATCGTTCTATCTCAGTTTTCATCAGCATCGGGGTTTATCAGTTTGATTATCTGGTCTGTTGTTTTTACCAACTTCAGGAGTTCCTCTTTCAAATCTTCGGGCAAGTCATTGAACTCAAGATTCTTATATTCAATAGCCTCAGTGACTGGAATCAGGTATTCCTGAATGATCTCTTTTTGGGTTTCGGTAATTCTCCAATCCCTTTTGGCTGCAGCGATCTTCCTCTCTGCTTCATTGGGTGGTACAATCGTCTGAGCTTGAACTCGGTAGTGTTCCTTGATATTATCAAGGGCTGCAATCATATTGGCTAGATCAAAGATGTCATCCCATTGTCTTTCAAGGGCTTTATATAAAATACCCATATAGGTCTTTTGTACGGAGTTTGTACTCATAGTAAGAACCTTATTCAGGCTTTCATCAGTCGGAAGACCTCCGAAGTAATGGGGGAATGCTTCTACTAGTCTCTGGCGATTCCCTTGGTCAGCAAGTTGGAAGCTAGCAAATATCTTCTCTTCAAAGTGTGAGGGGTTAGCATATTCGCCTATCACCCATGTTTCATATATTGTTCTCATATTGGATAGATTATGTTAAGGTTAGGATTTGCATCCATTAATTTTTTAGCCGTAGTTAGCTTCCCTTCTGCCAATAGGTAGAAGAGATAGTCGAGCATTGGTCGGGGCTTATTCCCCATCCAATCCGTCATTTCTTTGAACTCCGTTGCATTTAAGCAATTGGTGTTCGGGTATCCTAATCCATCCTTGATGGGTTTCGGATTAAAAGGTCTGATTGATTTTTCCATATTCAAAGATAATGGATGGTTCTTTGGGTTTAAAGGGGCTGATTCTTTTTCTCTTCGAGAGTTTATCCACATACCTAATATGATCCCTATGAACAAGGCCATGAAGCAAGTCATGATGATAAATGGTAGATCATCTTCAAAGTTGGGTTCTCTTCTCATTATAGTTATGGTTTACCATCTTTAAACTCTTTCCAAACTCTAATAACCTCATCCACCTTAACTTGAAGGTCTTTCACTGCATCCGACTGGTTAGCATCATATAGATGTAGGTTTCTAGCTCCGATCCACTCACCCTTGATAAGTAACTGATGTTCATCTTTAAACCGGACATACTTCTCTCTATCTACATCAAAGACAAAATCCCTTGGCTTATCCATAAACATGAATTGGATACTAAACCCTCTGAACCATCCACCATTGCCCATTCGGTCAATGAAATAGGCATCTGAAATCATTAGGATATGGTTAAGGTCTATATATTGCCCCGTCCATAATTTGTAAATAGACTCCCTCATGGTATTAGAAGTTTACGGTTGGTTCTCTTTTCCTCATGCTCTATTGCTTTACCTAATAAAGCATGTTCTTTGAGGTTATTGTCTTTGTAAAGTCTTCTCAATGCCCCCAGGGCATGTAACTTTCCCTTCTTCACAACCAAACCCTCTTTCTTTGCCTCTTGGACAAAGAGAGATATTGGGTTATAGGGGGGCTTTATTCCATGCATTACATACATGCATATTTCCCCGGTAACTGCAGTTAGAAATAATCGGTTCATCTTTTTATGGTTATTTCGGTTTCAGATTCAACTACCAGCTTCTCCATGAAATAGGCAGAGTTATCTTGTCCACCCACTACATACTCAAGATAGAAGGTACCATCCTCACTCTCTATTGTCGCCTCAAAGATTATTTGATTAGGCTCCAATATCAACAATTGCTCATGCATACCATCCTGAGTGCATTGAGTATAGATCAAAAGGGTCTTTTTCATCGGTTTGATTGTTTACGTTTCCATTCCCCATATTGGGCTGGATTGGATACTGATCTACCCAGTTTACTCATCTCCGCCATAAATGCCTTCATGCTCAGGTCGGGTTCATCCTTGAGGTATTTTTGATAAAAGGGTGATTCCGGTAATCTCTTTACCATTGCCTCAAATTCCTTCTTTAATCTACCCACCCGAATCTCACCCCGGCAGGTATCAATGAGGTTTTGTAAGGAGCTGTAATTGTTAGAGGCAATCTGTTCAGCAATGGATACATCGCCTTCCGGATTGGAAGAGAATGATACATTGCCTAAGAATTCCAATATTACCTCTTGAGGTAATTGGTCTTTGACTTTTACCATAGGACCGATTGATCGTTTCATTTTATTTTAGGTTTCGTTGAATAAAGTCTTGGCGTTCTTGTCTTTCATAGTTTGATGGTGCATTATAATCCGGTTCATCACCATCTTCCTCTTTTGCCCTTACCTTAAGGCATTCCGGGCAAACCTCCATTTCCTTGGTAGCATAGTTATTACCCAAGCAATGGGCAACGCTTCCACATAAGGTTCCCGTTTCAGGTTTATCGCAATAGATATGCTTGACCTTGTCAAACTTCTTTGCCCAATGGGTGTAATCCGGTGTCATATGTGTAATTCAGGTTTAAAGATGGGTTCATTGGTTTTAATCAAGGCATAAAGGATATGGGTCCAATTCACATACTCAAGGAAACTATACTCGGTATGGATATGCTCGGCATATATCAACTCTTTGCAGAAGAGTATTAGTTCTTGTTCCTGATCTTCCGAAAAGAGCTCATAATCTTTAAGGGTATCAAGTAAACTGCTTAGAATTTCTTGGTCTTCGGTCAAATCCTCTAATACATCCCATGTAATGGAGTCAGGGAATACCGAAGTGGCGATGGTAATTATATCCTGATTTCTCATACAATTACTTTGAAGTTATAATCCGGTAAATCTTCCCAGGCAAAGGCAAATCTCTTACCTCCTGCATCTTTGCAGAGCAGGTGAGTATCTGATACTCCGGTAATAATGTAGGAGGTATATTCCCAATGAACCTTCTTTTGGTCATTCTGGTGGAATATCTTGGTTCCCTTGCTGACCTCATCGAAATCGAGCAGAGGAGTCATTTTTTGGACTGTGAGTTGAGGTGCTTCCTTTTTCATAATGATTGATTTTTTATTTATACTCAAATTTAAGAAGAAAGTTCTGAATCGGAATTATAGCCTTGGAATTAATTATTGCAAGTAGAAGAAGATTGGTTGGGGTTAAGGAAATGGAGAACCTTAACCCCGGGTATACCATAAGAATCAATCACTAAACTCATGATAGCCGCCAATCAATATTTTTGGTGTATAGAAATATCCATAGTGCAAAGATAAGAAGAAGTAGTTTTGAAATCCAAATAGCCCTTGATGCTCGGGCATCATTTTTTCCCCTGTTACCAAAATGATATTTAAACCATTCATCCCATCCACCCGAACCCACATAGGTTAGTGGATTCTTGTCCATAAATCCATAAAGGAATAGCTCAAAGACAATCCAGGTGATAGGTACCATTAGAAAGCAATAGGCAGCTGTCTGAATCCAGTTTTCAAAGTTTGCATACCCTATACCCATTATTGTGGATGCTTTCAATGCCCAGTTCCACCCATGATAGATTCTACCATACCTTAGTATGTAAGATGCATCTTGTCGAGCATCTATCACTAGGTATATAAGGTAGAATCCGGAGCTGATCAGGAGCGTATTCATAATAATGGGCTATTACCGGTTAATAGATTAATGATAATACCCGCGGCTAATAAGCCCAAAATAATTCCAATGTACCAGATCATAGATTTTGTCGTTTAAAGTAAAAGAAAGAACCCACCAAATAGATCACCCATACAGTACTTACTATGATGATCCATAGCAATAGGTCCTGTAGGTAGTCTTCCTGTTTCCAAATCCAATATACCGGGAACAGGAAAGTTAGCCCGGTAAATATTGCTAGAATCCACATGCCATTTACTTGCAAGTGTTCATAGAAGGCCTTTAGAGTTTTCATTGTTTTAGTTTTTAATAGTCAAAGGAGTTCCCCACTCACTTAGGAATGGGAAACCCCTGATAGACCTTAGAATTTGGGCAAGTGCTCTTTTTCAAAGATGGTGGATGCCCAGGCAGCTGCCTCCTTTTGGAGTTCAATCTTTTCAGCTCCTTTCAATTTACTGATCCTTCTGATAAAGGAGTCGCGATGTCTACGGGCATCGGTACGGAATTTCTTCCGATCCGGCAGCGTAGCGCATGCTTTCGGGTAGCGGTACATGAGGTCTTTCTCTTTCGAGATAGCCTTTTTAACATTCTCAAGGTTCTTAGAATCCTGAGCTTTTGAAGTCTTAACCTTCTTAAGGTCAATCTTCTTCACTTTTTCTAGTGTTTTCATATTTTTCTTTATTTTGTTAATGCAAAGATAATAGATAAGTACTATCAGGTTCTAATGGTTGCGAATCTTTTTTCGTAGGCTACTAATTTTTTAATATGTGTAGAATTTGATTCTCGGCGAATAGGAGCTCTTGTTGGTAAAGGCGAATATGCTTCAACATGGCTTCTGCATATTGCTTCTCGGTTATCTTTCGGTTATTATGCAGTCTTTGGTATGCCTCCATCTGTCTAGTAAAGTCTTTCTTTAATCCAAAGACCTTATTGATTACGGCCTGAACCTCATAAATGCCAATAAACCGATTATTCGGGTTATGGTCTGTCGGGTTGAAATCCAAAGGTATAATCGCCTTTAGAAAAGATTTTATACTCATTAGTTTTCGGGTTTAAATATACCATTATTGTTTATCATATTCTCTAGTATGAGAACTAACCGATCATAGGAAGTAGAATCAGAAAACCCAAAGAACCGAGTATTCTCATATGGGGTTATTTTATACTCAAAATAGTCCTCAATCAGAATAATCTGTTTTATGTCGAAAAGTTCTGATAGCTTCACATCCAATTGGTAAGCTCTCTCTTCTCTGGCGAATCCGGCATCGGAATCCTTAGTTATAAAATCATTCACATAAGCTACATATGTTACCAATAGAGCACCTCTTGCACATACCTGACATTCCTGCTCCTTTATATCCTCAATGACCTGTTTTAGAGGCTTATTTGAAAAGAATCTAACCAAGTCTACCTTTGACCCATTATTTTGTTGATAGATGGAAAGAGTATGTCCCGCTCGGGGTATTAAGCCTTTGGTCTTGATACTGAACAGGGCATCTTTTAAAACTCTCATTCTTTTTTCTTCAAGAGGTAATTTTTGAAACTCCTCTTCTGGTATAGCTCGGATATTCATGTGTTTTGGGTTTTATAGTGTATGTGCATAAGCTACTAAAGTCATCGCATTGGGTTTAAACCAAATTAGTCCGTCATTTCTCGAGTTCCATACCGAGAGCTTACCTGATATTTCAAGGATATATAAACGATCCTTATATAGGCACCTTCGAGTTGGAAGATGGTAATGGCTATTTGCTTCAACTTTTACCCATTTGATTTCGCCATCTTTTGTAAGAGATAGCATATCCTCATAGGTAATCTTCTCACTTTCGGGTATTCTCATTAGCCTAATAGTTTAGTTCCCCCCATACCCCGACTATTACCACCTACTCCCTTATTAATGGATACTCCCCTTCCAGCAGAAACCCCATTCACAAATCCATCCGCAGAAGCTGCTGCTCTTACATTTCGTGTACCTAAACTTCCGGGTGGGTAAGTTTCTCGCATCCATTGTTGGATAGCACCCTGCTTATTCACTACTAGAGCATTTACCTGGGGCTGATTCCTCATAGCCTCATCTCTCTGTTCTTTCAGCTTCTGCTGAATCCCTACGACTGCCCCTCTTAAAAAGGATCGTATATAGGTATTCCTTTTATCGGAACCCTTATACTCTTTGAATGATCTTCTGGCTAACTCCCTTAATTTGGATACCAATTGATGTACAAAGTAATGGGTGAATTCCCGGTGCATCTCTTCTCCAATAAGGGTCACATGGGGCATAGTCATCCGGGCAGGATAGATTATCTTACAGAAATTATACATTGCCCCTACATTGTAGAGCTCATGTACCCAGGTTGCTTCGTGTGACCCAATTAAGTCGGATAAGTCAACTCTTTCCCGATCAATGTCGGTCTTTTGGTTTTTGGATTTGAGTTCATCCATGTCAATAGCATAGCGGAGCAGCAATTCCTGTACCTTTGAGGCAAATGCCTCGGCTTCTTCAAGATTGCCTAATTGGCGCGCAGATTCTTCTTTTGAGATCAGCTTCTTAAGCTTCTCCTTTATCTGGTCTAATTCTGATAGCATAATTTTAACCTTTAATTACTCTGCCCGGAAAGATTCTACTCAGAAGGTCGAACGATCCATCACCAGAGAACTCATTGCATTTACCCAACATTGATTTGGGTACTCTGTATGCCCAAATGAACCCCGTTAATCCGGATTCTTTCTCTTTAAATGCCCAGCTTGCTGGTACTTTATCTCCAGGCTCTTCCACATTGGGTTGACCCAGTCTTTTAATGATTTGTTGATAAGGAACTTTGACAGTAAGAGTTCGGGATTCTCCTGCCTCGTCAATCGGAATTAGAGTCATATTGGAATTGGTTTTAGTTTAAAAAAGAAGAGAAAGGAGTGGGAACTCGGGCAATCTTGGGCTTATCGAGAACCCGTCACCTCTTTAAGTCCCCAACTCCGATCTTTAATCTGCGGAAATCCAGGCATTTAAGCCCACAGTAACCTGCTTTCCGTCCACCTTTAGGTCAACCGATTGGTTTCCACCGGTGGTAGCGATAAGCATGTTCTTTTCTGATTTGGAAAGTTTCCTTACCATCGGGAATGAAAGAACTAATCTTTGTTTCTTACCTTCCCCTTCAACTTTTGCAACGATGTCCATAGTGTTTATGATTTTTAATTATGATTCAAAGATATAATCAGGTTTTCTCTTTTAAAAATAGCCCGTTAATATATATTACGGAGTCTTGAATATGCTTCAGAACCTCCATATCGCTATCACAATAGAAGGTATTAGTTTTGAAATCATAGGCCCTTTGTACTCTTGGGTCTTTGGAAGTTTGGATTACCCTTGACACTGACTCTACATACTCTCGAAGTATTTCGGGTGGAATTCTTTTAAAATGGTAATCCATCGCCTTAGCCTGATCCCCTTGGTTTAAAAGGAGTATGGCATTCCTTACTGGGTGGGGTAATTGTTCCCAGGTAGCCTCCTTTACTACTACATCAAGCTGCTCCGTTATGGTATGGTTATGTAGATTCTGCTCCAGGGTTTTAATGAGTAATAACTCATCACATACTTGGATAAATAACTTAGAGTTGGATGGTTTATCAGATTCTTTCTTTACCCAATCCCGAATTTCACTCACTGTCATAGGTCATAGGAGGTTTTGCTCTCAATATAAAAATGTAACACGATTTGGTTATTCTCATTCACCCAGGCTACTAGCCCAGTATCCTCATCCCATCGAGGTACTGCAGGTAACCCATCTCCATAATCTATATGCAGCACTCGAAGCATCAAATCCCGGGCTATGTTTTGCAGTTCTCCAATGGGAATCACCTGTCCGTCAGCTTGAACCCAGTTGACTAAGGTCATATATGCTATAACCTTAGCAAAGTCAAATCGTTCCATAATCATGTTAACCTTGTCCATAAGTAAAGGGTTTGTGTTTAAGTTTTATTTCTTCCTTCATTAATTCTAGTACTTCTAGTATCAAATCTTTTAAGTTTGATCCTTCCATATCCGTAGAGTATAATTCTCCACTAGAATCATGCCTAAATAACCGATAGGTCCCTTTTGGATCAATCCCCACGAAGTTAAATACTTTAGATAACTCCTTATTCGGATAGGCAAGAATAAATACTACTCTTGTACCTCCTACCTCGTCATTCAGGTGGATGTCATTTATGGTCATTATCCAATAGTTTTATCTGTTCCTTTAACCAAGTAATTCTAAGTTCTTTTAACCCTGAATCCCACCAATATGTAGATAAAGCTGTGATCACATGATCGGGCTTATTAAGAAATATATGGTTTATTATCCTTAGATATTCCTCAAAGGTAATCAAACCCCGTAGCCTAAGTATTACAGCCCATCGACAAAGTCCCGTCTCGAACAATTTTTCGTTTCCTAATATTAGCTGAAGTAGTTCTTTCATGGTTCTCATCTTACAAGGATTAATTTTATATCGCCATTAGCCAATTTCCTTTGCCTATACCTCTTTCCAGCAATAATGATTTCCGGATCGGGTTTTTGAATCTCATAGTCATCTTTGATTGCATAACCGGGTTCAACGATTTGTACATAGGAATCGGGTTTAGCAGTAAGGGGTATCTTTTCCCTCTTTCCTTCGGGCTTAAGTTCATGTTTATATACGTAACGATTTTGCTCCCAGTCAAAATAGGCTGCATCCCCTTTGGTAGAATCCCACCTTACTTCCGGAAAGGGTTTGAATTTCTCGGGTGGGGGGTTGGAATCTTTCGTCAGGAAATGAAAGAACATCAGGGCAATAATGATATAAAATAGGTATTTCATAATTAAAAGGATTTTCTGGTTCTAAGGCATTTAGATAAAGATGGTCTTACATGGTTACCTTCCACATCAATCCCATGAATGAATCGGTCATAAACTACCCAGGTCTCCACCCCCTTCTTGGGTCTGTGTATATAACCATCGTCTTGGTCGCCCTTGCGTACTTTGAATGGAAAGTTTAAAATCTTGATTAATGTTCCGGCAAGAATCTTTTTACCCTCATGAATCTCATCTTCTTTAAGGATCGCAAACTTGCCTACTTGGAATCGGTAATAAGTTAATTTTTGCATAGGTGATTGATTTATTTTTTATTAATGCAAATATGAGAATCGGAATACTCGGAATCAATTAGCCATGGAAATAAAATGAACGGGGTCTTATGGACCTGCAGGCTCCAGAGTCTTATCCGCAGACAGACCTTCCTGACATAAGCCCCGTTCAAGTTTGGTTTAAGCCTTTTTCAAATCTTCCATGATTTGGGCGCGCAAAAATTGCGCTTGTTTCTTAACTTCCTGCAGGCCTTTTCTCAACCTTGTTCCGGCTGCCTTGTTGTGTTTCTCCTTTACCTTTACGGCATGGGGCTCAAGAGAGTCAACCAACTCTCTCAATTTTAAATACTGACTCATTGTTTCCATAGATACTGGGTTTTTATGATTAATAATAAATAGTAACTCAATTCTCTCTAGTTCTTTCTATGCCAATCTAGTGGCAGTGATCTCTCTGTTGTATTTTATGTTCAGATGAAAATACCTGCCCAAAGAATCCGAATCCAGCATATTAAGGTAGGTATCCTTACTTATGGGGGTATAGCTCCATACTGGACCGCTCTTAAACTCAATTACCAACGTATCACCATCATGGCCCAGTGCAGCGATTGTGGATGATTCTACAGGTAGGCGCGCAATTTCCGGGGCTTCAGTAGATTTCTTTAGCACTACGGTAACTTCTTCTTTTACTTCTTTTGGTAAAGGTGGGATTCCTTGAACCTCCGTTACCTTGGTTTTCTTCTTTGCCATTAGTTTTGAAATTTAGATACTTCCTCAAATAAGTTTAATTTTCGATGTAATCCTTTGATATGATCCGTGGATCGAAATTCATTCACTAGAACATGCCTTATCATTCCCAAATTAACCTCATCCAGTATGTGGAGAAATCCGTCCGGATTATCCTTTACAGAATCCCATACCTCCAAATCCTTAGATACCCTAGCCTCCAGGTCACTCATCGTAACTTCATAACCCTCATCCTGTAACTCTTGCATAATTTCTCTAAGTCTTCCTTCTGTGATTATTCGCATAAAACTTTCTTCCTGCAGTTTTGCTGCCTTTCTGATTATTGCTTTTTGTTGTCTGCTTAGCATATTCATAATTTAAAAAATGGGTTACATATTCGGGTTCCAAAAAGAAACCTATCTGATAGGTCACCTTGGTAATCTTTTCTTTGATCATTTATGCAAATTTAATACATGGGTTTTATAGTTAATTAAGGTGGTCAAATTCTTTATCCAAGTTCTTGATCATGGGTTTAAATTTCATATACCATGCCATCTGCTCATCATTCATCTTTCTTCCCTTTTTCCACCAGTCATGATATTTCCGCCATTCCTTTCTTTCCTCAATATCCAGCTCATCCGGAAATTTCAATAACACCTTCTTCTTTCGTTGGTTGAACTCTTGGGGTTTATGCCAGGGCTTATCGAAAGTTTCAGCATAGTCTTTGTTAATGAATACCAGATATTTAGGCATTCTTATACCCATGAATCTTACCCCAATCATAAGGTCAAAATCAAATCGTTGTTTTTCATATCTACGAACTAAGTATGAATATCGCAGCATCCAGGCCTTCTCGCATTTTATCTCCGGCTCTAGTTTTTGAGCTAGCTCCATGTCCATGAATTCAAAGTTGAGTTCTTTCAGATACTCAATCAGTTTTTCCATAGTGGGTTTAGCAGCAATATCCTTTAGTATCTGTGTGTATTGTTCAGTTAACATAGTATGGTACGGTTAATAACAGAAATAGCCAGAAGGATAATCCCGCTGGCTATTTTCTATGCAGTTCATGGTTTTAATGAGAATTAATCTTCACCCCCAGCTTCTTCCTCTTCAGCTTCCGGTGCCGGAGCTGCTTTAACTTTCTTCTTCAGTTTCTTTTTGGGAGCTTCTTCCTCAGCTGATTTCTTCAACTTCAGTTTCTTTACCGGAGCCTCTTCTTCAGCAGCTTTCTTCTTTTTCTTAGGAGCTGTTTTCTTAGCCAATTTCTCAGCTCTTGCCTTCTCCTTCTCTGCAATCACCTTTGCATACTTCTTGGGGTCAGCCAGATAAGTATCCAATTCCACACCGGCTTTCTTTGCATTGGATCGCATGGATGCACGGTATTTCTTTTTGTCCAAAGTGGATTCAACTTCCGATGGGTAGTTGTATTTGGACTCTCTTTCTTTTGGCTCCGGTTTGTTGTTCTTTAAGAACGTCAAGAGCTCATCCTTCCGATTCTGCTTAGCATCTACAGCTGCTACTAGAGCATTGTATTGCTTAGCGATTTTCTTGTCCGAGTGCTTTGAGTGATCTTCATCTCTCTTCAGCTTATTGCTTTTGAGAAAATCTTTCAACTCAGAAGATGCTACTCCTAGCTCTTCCTTTACTGAAGCTAATTCAGTTTTGGCTGAGTCATAGGTCAGCCCGCCTTTTTTGGTTTTCATAGAAAACTGGGTTTTTTAAAGTTAAACAATTATTAATCTTCCTGTTTGGAATTCTTTGAGTTCAATAGTCTCGAGCAAAATTTGCTGTAAGCTATTATCCGCTTGAGCTTTTAAGTACTCCAATACATCCTCTTTGGATACATTGACCATAAATAACTCAAACTCTTGATTTAAACCTAAACCCCCCATAACTACCCTCACCTGCCCTGTAACTTTTATTAGCTTACCTGAACCAAACTTTGAAATTTTAGTTCTCCAATGTTCCTCTGCTCTTTCCGCAGCTTGTACTTCTCTCTTCCAATACATCACTCCATACCTTGTAGCTAGTTTGCTTTTATCGGCGGATGCTGCCTCCAATCTCTTCTTGGCAGATTCCCAGCCATAAAGCAAAGACCTCAATGTGTGGGTTTTCTCCATATTTGTTTTTTAATTATTTCGTTTCTCAAAATTCCTAACTTATTTTTAATAATCAAAAAAGCCTCCGGATAAATATCTTCGGTGTCCTTTAATAGTTCTCTGAAAATGTCCTCAGTGGACTTGGTAAGTTTCTTAGTCCACTCTGTTGCAACTCGATTGGTATGTTTGGTATATCTTCTTTTCTTTTCATCCAGTGTTCCCCTATTCACTCTTACTCTTTCCTGCTTAGCTCTTCTCTTTAAAATTAAAGACCTTCTTTCTGAAGCAATAGTTATATACTCAAAAACCATTTGACAATAATAACCTGCTAATAACACATCTTTGTATCCGCCGATGATGGATAGAGATTTAACAGGGTAGGGTTTTTCGGGGTCTATCAATCGAATCATCTTACCCCGAGTAGCAGTATACCTACAGATTAGATGCATCAATGGCTCATAAGCCTGGGGTATGTTCTTTGGATAAAGTGAGTATAGTTGAGTTTTGTGGATTTTAGTAAACTTGGGATACTTTAATTGGTGATCCACCATACCCCGGTGTAGGGTGTATATTTTTTCGGCTATCTTGTTGTAGGATTTGGGGTTCTTAGGTTTTACTACTGATCTTGCTTCCATGAGGGTTTAGTAAAGATTAGTTTTTTGGGCTTATCTAACTCTACCAATATCTCGCCTACTTCCTCTGCTATGTTTTTTGCATCTTCCAACAATTGAGACTCGATTTCTTTGGCATCCTTCCTAGTTTCTTCGCTCAAGTCCGTATCTTCCTCTATACGTTGAAGTCTATTATCATAATCCACTATAAAGTACTTGAGGATTAAATAAAGTGATGAGGCATCCTCAATATCCAAGTCTAAGCCGATCCTTTCAGAAGTTTGAGCATCTCGGCTGTATCCCTTCCCGATTTCTTTACCCATGATTCTAGTTTTTCTTTGTCTGTACTAAATGCGGTTACTGCTATGCCATTCTTGGATGGTATCTTTGCTATGATCAGGGATTCTACAGCCTCAGCAAACATTGTTAAGACTACATCGCTATCATACTTCCGGGCTATCTCCATCTTCTCCTCTGTTAAAGAGCTGATATTAGATAACTTGTAGAACTTTACTACCCAAACCTTCTTTGTTAAGGATTTGGGATGTACAAAGGATTCTACTACCGTACTCTCTCTTACGTTGTCGGTCATTGGTTCCACGATGTATATCTTGTCACCCTTTACTAAGTCTTTAAATCTTTTCATGTGGAAATCTTGTCTTCGGTTGAGTTAAAGTGATTCTGCATACTCTGCTCTCTTAGAATAACCTCATAGAAGGTTTCCGTTGTTCTAAGAGTACCGGCTGGGTTAAGGTCCTTATCTTTGATGTAGTTCATAAACTGCCAAACTTTTTGGCGAAGTTCTTCAAGTTCTTTGGTATTCATTTCTTATAGCTCCTCATATATACAAAAAAAGGAGAGTTTTCAGGCTCTCCTCTTTCCGGGGTTTGGGTTTACTTCTTAGGTTTCTTTGAAGGCTTAGCGGGGGGTGCTACTGGTTTCTTCCCTTTCTTTTTATCCCAGGCCTCTTCCTCTTCTTCCTCTTCCTCTTCTTCCTCTTCTTCTTCTTCTTCCTCTTCCTCTTCTTCCTCTTCTTCTTCCTCTTCTTCTTCCTCTTCTTCCTCTTCCTCTTCTTCCTCTTCTTCTTCCTCTTCCTCTTCTTCTTCCTCTTCCTCTTCCTCTTCCTCTTCCTCTTCTTCTTCCTCTTCCTCTTCAGTTGCTAGAACTGCCCCCAAAGCTTCGGAGTCATTGGATGAAACAATGATACTCACGATGATGAATGTATCATCGTCAAATGTGATAAGATAAGCACCAGACTCCAACTTAACGGAGGTCTTAACCTTCTTGCCTGCAAACAGGTCTTTCTCTTTTTTAGCCATAAAAATTAATTAATTTAAGTTTGAAAATTCATTTATAAATAGCATTGGGTTATCAAGCTAAATTTACCATAAAAAATAAGTGGAAGCTAGAAATTAATCCAGCTTCCACCCCCAAAATAAAAAAAAACTATCCGCTAAGACAGTATCTTCATGATAAGGAAGTTATTGGCCTCTTCCTCACTTGATAGTAAAGTTTTTCTCAATATCGCTCTAGCAGATTCATTATCTGCCCCGATCTTCTGAGCCAAACCCGGTAATGATTGTATATCATCGGCTGATAGTCTTTCAGAACCTACTAACTCTTTCTTGGATTCATCAAGCTCTAGCTTGATCTGATCTCCATCCCGGTAAATTCTTGCCGGTATTTTAAATGTTGTGATGTTCATAATAATCTATTTAATTCAGGGTATCGTTTTTTAAGAATTTCCGGTTTTAGTTCCTGTAACTTCCTTCGGGTATTACTTCTGTACCATTTCTTTTTCTTTAGGGATTCATATGCCGAAAGTGGGTAATCATACTTAATCCACCTGAACCTCTTACTCTTCCTTATCGGAATATTATACTCTAGTAGTCCTGCTCCTGTCAAGCATCTGAATTTACCGGGCCTTTGCCTCAGTTGCTTTACTGCTCTTTTAGCCTCAGCTTCCGATTCAAACTCATACCGAAAGGCTAATGGGTAACGTGGGTTTGTTATCTCCACTACATACCAAGTATCCTTTTTGGGCTCTATGTATACAGACCGTCCAGACATCGCTTCATCCAAATTTTAACCGATTTTTCAGATACAGTACCAAATTTCTTCTCTATCTTAGCAAATACCTGAGCTGAGTAATTAGCAATCAACTCCTTAGCAGTATCTTCCTTTCCAAACTTAGTGAATAAGTCTTTAGCTAGAAAGTAGGTATACTCCTTCTTAGTTCCCTTGTAGATACCCAGCTCAGTATTCTTTACTCTCTTCTCTCCTTTAGGTTTCTTTACCTTGGGTTCTATCTTTTCGGGCTTAGCAATCATGGGTAATTTAATCCCCTTCTTAGATACTGGAGCTATCTTTGAGGCAGCAGCTAATTTACTCTTATCTACCCCATCCTCATAATGATCCAATAACCAATTCGTAAGTTCTGCAAGAGAACCTATCCGTAGTTTCTCTATTGGATAGCCCCTCTCAATAGCAGCTGCTCTTAACTCCGGGTCTCTTAGTTTACTGATCTCCATCAACTTAAGATACCTTGGGTTGTTTTTACCTAACAAAGTTTCCATAATTTTATTATTTTTATTTTGGAAACACAAAGATATTAAATAAATTCCGGAGTTTTCTTTGGCCTAGCAAAATTTATATCCATGTCACGAAGAGCTGAGTCAAGAAATTTCCGGCTTGCAATTCTTTTCTGAATAAAGTTATAATTAATAGCATTTTTAGTACTTAATCTATACTTCGGCCAAAACTTAAGTCCCTCTTTCGGATGCTTAAAATTACCGGCCTTGTAAGATAGGATCAAGTCTAAAAATTCCTGAGCAAAAACCCTCTTTGAGAAAGCATATAGACCCAGCCGGGTTAGCTCCTTTAAGCTTTTTTCCGAGTACTTTGCTACAAGCATATACTTTTCCACAGGCAATAGTTTTGAGGGTAATGGTACATACATGATTTTCCCCTGTATTGTTTCCGGAATCTGGTACTTCTTATGTATCAAGTCTACTACAAAGCTATTAAGCTCCCAAATGTTTTTAATGTTCTTAATATCATTCTTTTTGTTTCGTCTCTTAAAAGCCGAAGGTTCTTGGAGTTCTCTCGGTAAAATCCTGTAATTATTCCATCGGTCAAACTCCAGTATCAATAATGCTAAACTCCGATAGGTAACCTTTTCCACCTTCAGCATCTTTTCCATCTCTTCAATCATCAATCTTTCTCTGAAGCTTAGAATTGAAAATACGGTATCTCCAATCTCATAGATTACTTCGGGTATTGATTTCCTATCTCTCATGGTTAATTCCAGGTACTTCAAGAATCGTGGCTCTATCTTTACACCCGGGGGTATTAGTTCTCCAAACATCTCAAAGTGTTCAGTGAATATCTTTAGAAACTTCTTAGCTCTTGCTTCAATCTCCAAAAACTTGTAATGAGCTTTATCCATGATCTCACCTGCTTCCCATGTGGATTTTCCATGACCATGTTTCAGAGTTAAGGCTAATTTCTCATCCTCTTTTAATATTGCCCAGGCTTGCTCATTCTTTGTCATCTTTGTATATATTATCGGTGGACTTTTGGTTCTTAGTAATATCCTCAATGCTTTGTTCTTTCATAGCAGAGTCAAGGTATTGAGATTGGTATATTGTAAAAAAGATGTTATCAAAAGCTACCTTTACAACCTTAATGGATGCAAAGAGTATCAATTTTACCTCTACTTCCCTTTTCAAAGGGTTTATCTTTAAAATCTCGGCCTCTATATTATCAAATGGGTAACCCCGTAAAGTGATGATCTTTCCCGGGTATAAAGTATCCAAATCCTTGGCTGTATAAATGGAATTTATCTTGGCTGCTTCTGCTAGTGGGGCTATCTCATGGGCTTTTATCACTGCTACCCTCATGGGGTTATATAGTATCTCTCCATAATGGATTACGGGTTCATTCTTGGGTATAGTTACATCGGTTAGCCAATTATAGATGCACTCTATGTCCTTTTTCATCTCCACTAGGAAGTAGGGGTTAGGAATGAAATACCTGGGAACCCTGAATAACCCGTAATTCAACATCAAAGGTATTTCTTCATAATGATTCTTACCTTTGAACTTCTTTTTAATAATCTTTACCTTGGGTATAAATGCTTCTACCTTCTTATACTTCGTGTATTTGTGTAAATCTCGTGAGAGTGTATGTAGGCGGTCTATGTTTACATAACAAGCGACCCAAACCATTGGTACTTTTGCCATAGCTTTAAATTTCTAATAGTTTTTTTGAAATTTTGTCAACCTCATGCCAATCCCATTTTAATACCTGAATGGTATTAGTGATAATGAAGTTCTGATTATATGTTAGAGCTGGTTTTACACTCACCCCCAGTTCTCTAACAAAACTTACCGGTAATACTACAAAAAAGAAATTCTTTGGTAACCCGTTATACCTCATCAATAGCATTGGTACTTTCTCAGCCCTTCGAGCAGAATCCAGAGTTTGGCGCCAAAAATCACGTATCTTGGAATTTACATCATAAAGCAGATGGTTAAAATTCAGGTCTTCATAGAACTTTACTTCAAGGCATATTGGAAATATGTAATTCTTCTTTACACATACTATATCTCCTTCAGTATAATCTGCTACATGCCCTCTTAAACCTCCAGAGCCCGGGGTTCTTCTGAAATCCATACCAGTCCACTCCTTCATGAAGTCTACTGCCATCATCTCACCCCGCCTACCCTTTGATCTTGCATTTATCTTTGCCATGTCCGATATTTTGAGGTAATAGTCATCGAACGATACTGGTACCTCCGCTGCGGGTTTTGGTAAGATAAACTGCTTTTACTGAGGAAGTTACAAATTCTCTCCTATGCGTTACTAGGTGTATGGATACTTTCTGAGCCTTCCTGTGGATAAGATCGGTTACTAATTCTATGTTTCCCTTATCTAAGGATTCAAATACCTCATCCATGAGAAGTATATTGAACTTCTCTTCTGCTAAAACATCATGCATAGAGAAAGCTAAACATATATCGACTATCTGCTGTTCTCCGCCGGATAGGTCCTCATAGGGTCTAACATCATTCTGGTCAAAGATAACAGCTTTGAAGTTTTTGTATCCGGAGTCTAAGTCCATGATAAACTCAATTCTCCAGCCCGTTTTAGCATAATACTTCAACCTTCGGTTAATCTGTGATAGCATGGAGTAGAATACATAAGCTTTTAAGCCCTTGTTCGATAATGCATCCGTTACAAGCCAGTCATGTAATTTTGCATATTTCTCTATTTTGGCTTTAATCTCCAATTCCACGGCTCTCTCTTGTTCTAGTTTTGCTCGCTTTAGTACCTTAGCATCGGTATTTAACTTCAACGAGTTATTTCGGGTATCGCGGATTTGGTTTATTATAGAGTTGAGTTCTAATTTTTTCGACTTTAATTTTTCAGGATAAAAGGCCAATTTTTTGAGTTCCTCTTTTTTTGACTCAAGTACTCGTTTATTAGGGATGATCTGCTTTCTTATCTTCTCCTGTGATTCTAATTCGCTAGATAGCTTATCTATGGCTAACTTGAGTAAGGAATATTGATTTAATAATGATACTCTTGAAGTCCTTAACTCCCCCAACTCAATCTTTAGTTTAGCCTTTCTCTCATCATGCTTAAGTCGAGTGATTGGGTTGCCACATACATGGCATTTGGGTATAGGATTGGATAGGTGCTTGATGATCTCATTCATCCGATTTTTAACATCCACAAGTTCTCCATCCTTCTGTGTTAACTCTAGGTCTTTTCGGAAATGGTCATTACTTAGTGTATTATATTTCTGTAGGGTTTCTTCTATTTTTTTTAGCCCGGCCTCTACCTTGGAAATTTCATCAGCCATTCTCTCTGATTGAAGTTTCTCTTCTTTTATAGTTTGCAACTCATCTTGTATCTTTACTGCTTTATTCTTAAGGTCTTTGATTTTTTTTACCTTCTCTTTTTCAAAAGTTTTCTTTAGGTTTAGATCATTATCAATTTGCTGTTGTAGGCTGGATATTTTTATATCCAGTATCTCAATGGCATGCTGATGAGAATTTAATACCTCCTTCAACTCATCCCACCTAGCTTTGGCAGACTCCCGGGCTTTATTGATATAGATGATATTGAAAGCTTCATCGAATAACTCCTTTTGTTTACTTCCTGTTTCTCTGAGCAAGCGGGTAAGATTCTGACCAAAGGCTAGAGAGTTTTTGAATAACTCAAAAGACATACCCATTATGGATTGAATCTTTTGGGTAATATCCAATTTGTTTTTATGCTTGGTGTATAGTTCTCCATTGATGTATAAAAATAATCCGGAGCCCCCTTTCTTGCCCTCTAGTTTACTTTTATAATCCTTACATCTTATGATCTTTATCTCTTCAAGCCCAATCCGCATGGTAACTGTTACCATAGTACCTTGGTAGCTTGAAAGTTTCTTTAAAGCATCCCAGGTTTCCATCTCTGAGCCTACCTTTAGTAGTTTACCATATATAGCCCAGCACAGAGCATTGAAGATGGTGGATTTACCACTTCCATTATTACCCACAATCAAGTTTACTCCTGTTGAGGCTAGATTATACGATAAGGGCTTTACAATAGATGCAAAGCCCTCAATAGTTAACTCCTTAAACGTAATCATAATGGGCTGAACTGGTGTAAAAATTCTTCCTCTGTAAAAGCATATGCCCTATGCTCCTGAATGTTTTGGATCATGGGTTCCACTATTACATGGGGTTTTTTTGCTTCAACTAGAACTCCTGCTTCATCTGTAAGGTGAGTCACAATAGTTTTCATAATGAATATACCCTCTAGTTTTCCATGTCGGTATGCTCCGGGTTTAGCTTTGAAATTTGTATGCAGGTTCATGATAAGTATTTTAGTAGTGCCTTCTTTTTTGATGGTGATTTGATCTTTCTTTTCTTTAAATAGTTCTCCACGATTACATCAATCTTATTACCCGTATGAAATTCCATTTTTTCGGGGTCTTCTAATTCTTCTTTTATCTCTGGTTTATCTACCCCCAAACTCCACCCATTGGATTCCCCATATACAAACTCGGGCATCTCTAAACTTTCAAATTTATAGGTAAGGTCTTCATAGATTAACCAGCATCCCATCATAACACCCATATCAGATACCCTCTGTTGATGAGTTGCTCCCACGGTTAGGACATTTGGTTTATGTATCTTATGCTTATGTATATGCCCATTCAATACCAAACCAAAAGGCTCAAGTGCTTTGAAAATCTTGTCGGTAAATGAGCTCTCTATCTTATACCCATTACCCTCTACTGATCCCGGTAGGGTCTGGTGCATTAGCAGAATAGTTTTCTTTAGGTCTTTCACTTTGGGTAAAGATTTCATAAAGCTATCCGGATCGTTCAGGTATGGTATTCCGTATACTCTTAACCCAAAGGTATCAGATATTTTATTATCAACACATATAAAGTTTGGAAGTACTTTTGATAGGGTATTCACATAGTTTTTGCTATAATGTTTACTCGTGGATAGTTCTACTTGGTCATGGTTTCCGGATATTGCCCATACTTTATTATCTTTAGTGAACCATTTTAGTTCATCTATCAGGGCATCTAATACGATATTGTCTATTGCTTGGTTGGAATGGACTAGATCACCAGAAAATAAGAAGCTACGACAATCATACTTATAGCCCAACTGGTGTAATCTGCTGAATAGTGTGCTATATAATTTTAACCTTGATTCCTTCTGACCAAAGCTGGGCCAATCATGGAAATGTATATCAGAAAAACTAATGAAGGCTACCTTCTTCATACGTCTACTTTTTTCACAGTCTCAACCATGGGTAGGGGGCCTAATACTTTTATCATCATCTTTAAAGCCGATGTAAGCTCTCTTGCTGTTAATCTAAGGTCTTTGATATGCTCATCTTTACCCTTTAGTTCACCTTCATACTTAGCCTCTACCTCCTTTTCTCCAAAGGCCTTTTTGAATTCCAATACCAGGGCTTTCATTAAATCTAAATACATATCCCTAGGTAAACTAAGAAGTGGATTTATTACTCCTACTGTGGGTAGTTCACCCTCTGGTACATGCTGGGGTATTAGTGAACCTGTTTCGCTTATATGGTAAAAGACCTTAGCTCCCGGCTCTCTCTCAAAAGCATAGATGTTAACCTTCCAGTGGGCTTCATCATGTTGAATATGTATTTCCATAGTTAAAAGTTTTCTAAAAAAGATTTACCCACCATTCTTTGCATGTTGTACTTAGCTGCTATCTTTATTACATACCTAGAATCCTTTTGGGGACTCCGATTATTACCGTACCATTGGATTTGGCAGTTCTTAGCGAATTTTACATATTTCTGATAATATTCACGGAGATCAATGATGCTCTGGGCAGTATTCATTAGCTCAAGTAGCATCTTTCTCTCTATAATCGGATGTTTATCCTTTGATTTGATAAAATTTGCTAGAGAGTCATATTTTTCCAATAACTCTACTGCTTTTTTTTCTCCTATACCCCGATAGCCAGGTATGTTATCTGACTTATCTCCCACTAGGGTTAAGTAATCAACTGTTTGGTATGTTTCATAACCAAATATCTTTTTGCAGTTGTCCTGTGTTATGATTAACTCTTTTCCGGGGTTAAAGATTTTTGTAGTATGCTCAAAGTCTTCATCATACCCCACCAATTGGTTGAAATCTTTATCCGATGATACCAGAGTTACCTCATCGTAGCCATTGGTCTTAGACATCTTCCAAAGCTTGAATAGCATATCGTCCCCCTCTAATAACATGTTGTGAGCTTGAGGTACTCCTAGTCCAAAAAGAATCTTCATCGCCTCATCTTTTTGTCTCATGAAATCTTCGTAGTCGATAAGGCTTTTTGATTTTCTACCATCCTTATATCCGGGTAGTATCCTACTCCGGATGGCAGACCTCTTTCCTTCCCATGCAACTACAGTTCGAGTAGGTTTATAACGTTTGATTAAACCCCCCAGCATAGAGGGTAAACCATAAATCATGCCTACCCCCTGCCCTTTGTAGGACAATCTTGAGTAGGCATGAAATGCTCTCCATGCAGCGTTTTGACCATCAATGATTAATAGGGTTTTATTCTTCTTCGCCATCTCCTTTTACTTTAACCTCAAACAAGTTTCGGGTTAAGCTGTTAATCTTATCCCTTGTTTTTGAAATAGTATTTATGGTAGAATTTTTCAACAAGATTTTTCTTTTATGTTCATCAGTATAAAGTAGCTTAATAAAAGCCTCTTCACCCTGAGCCACTGTATGATCCTTGTAGTAATAGTAGGCACCTTTCTTTGTAACGATTCCCTCTTCTACTAGGATGTCCGGAAGTCCATGATACCTTGAGTAACCTACATGATCCCATATCTCTGGTCTAAAATATACCTGAGTCTTAACGGAGTCTCTTGGTGGAGCTACTTTATTCTTGGCAATCTGCACGATAATGTTTCTTCCGATCTTTATGCCTTGGTTATCTTCCTTGAACCCGGTCTTCTTCATTACCCCCTTTATTTGTTTTGAAGGTACTAATCCGATTCGTTGAGATGCATAAAATTTTGTAGCCTCACCTCCTGGGGTGGTAGTAGCAGCTTCAAACATAGTAGCTCCAACCTTAGCTCTTACCTGATTGATCATGATAACACATACTCCCATATTCTTATAGAAGTGGTTACGCATACGATACATAGTATAGATAGCCTTAGCTCGATTACCCATCTCTGCTTTCCGATCCAGTTGACTGTTGTCAATGTTTACTAAAGTATCAAGAGCTGCAATGGAGTCACATACTAGTAGTATGGGTTCATTATTCTTTAGAATAGCCCGTTGTTGTATGATCATATCTCTATGCCAATCCGAGTAGCCCTCTATATCGTTCCCATCATATACAAAAACCCTCTTGGGGTCTAGGCCATTCTTCTTAGCCCAGAGTGTAGTAAATGAACCTTCAGCATCCCCCCATAGAACTACACCACCCAGTTGTTGGGCAGCATATCCGAACTCCATTGCTAAAAGACTTTTACCGGTCGATTCATACCCGAATATCTCCAATAGTTTTCCGTAAGGAATTCCACCCCCTAACTGCCAGTTCAGAGCCAAGCATCTTGAGGGTAACCATAGAGTACTGTCGTCGGGTAACAAAATATCAGCCCTTGCCGCGTTCTTATATTTCTTGGCAAGGGCTGAATCTGATAGTAGTTTGAAAACCATCTTCTATAGTCTGGTTTTTATCTTCTTTTTCTTCTTTAACTCCGGGCTACCTGCTTTAATCTTTTTCTTCTTTGGAGGTGCATCCGCATCAATACCTAGAAATTGATTCAGCTTCTCTACTGTTTCCTCATAGGATAAAACCTCTTTACGAAGGAGCTCTTTGATGTCATAGATTTTATTGAACTTAGAATTCAATGCTGATTTCTTTCCAGGTAGTGTAGAATACTCAGTATCAAATTGCCCTGATCCAGTTCTTGTGATCTTTAGATCGTATCCAGTTTTAGGGTCAGTGAAATCCCCATTGTCATCATCCAAGTAAAGGTCGATCATATCCTGATACTGCCCCGGAGTTAGTTGTGCTAACTTCACTCCTGCTTTCTCATCCACTTGCTTACCCGCAGCATCCTTGTATTTGATGCAGGGTATTACAAATTTTCTTTTTGGTTTCAAAGACTCGGCTAATTTCTTATCACCCTCATCTTTGGATTCCTTAAGCTCCTGATACTTATCATAGATAGCACAGGGTTCTGCAAAGGTCATGGGTGATATAAGTCCCTTGAGTTCCGCATTTGGATAAAAGTATACAATCTCCATACCGAACTCTTCCTCTTCTCTTACTGGAAGAGGTCTGATTCGTACCGTTTCATCTGCCTTAAAATAAAGCATTGAATTTCCTTCGCTTCTCTCAGCGATGCTTTTTCTTCTCTGTTGAAGTTTCTTCTTTCTTGCCAGGTTTAGTTTACTCATATTCTTTCTTTACGTATGTTTGCTGATAGTGTTTGTATTAAATCCTTTCTCATTTCAAAAGCTCGTACTGTTACCTCCAATATATCCCTTGATTCCTCAAGCTCAAGGATAGCTCTCTCCATCTTTACCAATTTAGGTATGGATGCTAATGCGGCTTCTGCTTTCCATTTAGCTCCCCCCTCTCCACTGGTTAACTTAGCAAGCTCCTCTCCCTTAATCCGGTTATATGCTTTCTGCTCATCCCTTACCTTGATGATTAACTTCTTATGGAGCATAGCTAGAAAAGCATAACCCCGAGTCTGGTTCTTTAAGTGCAGAGCTATGTTATTCTCTGATACTTTAACCTCAGCATCCAAATTGAAACTGAATATCTGGTCATTATACTTTATCTTTATATCCATTATGGGTGAGGTCTCGGCATACTTTATTAATTTGCTCATGATTTTTATTTTTCTTAAATAGTCCCGGGTTTATCTAAGAAATTCTTTAACCTGGGCTTTTCTTTCAGCCAAGTTTAGAACGGTTAATTTCATGAGTTTTAACCGTGGGTTAGCAACCTTTGCGTGGTGTGAGAATGGTTGCCAGTAAGTGTTGAAGATAGCATCTACAGCTCTTTGATATAAGTAGTTTGCTACTCGGCTATTATTATCTTCTACATCCTGTATCATCGCTGGAACATAAATGATATGTGTTAGCTCAGACATAGCCTTCATGGAGAGTTCCATAAAGTTTTGGCATATGATGTTGGATTGGTATAATCCGGACTGAAGCATGAAGTAAACAAAGTTATCCAATGGACTCCTATCTGTTACAAAATCCATATGCTCCTCAATGAGTTGGGTTCTTCTTTCCAATACTCTAAGCTGGTATTTTAAACCGAACTCCGGATTCATGTGGGATTCACGTATCACATGGGCATGTCCTTTACCCCCTTTGTATGAGAACCTTTCTTCAAACTCTTCCACATCTTTCTCAGTTAGAAGTTCTCCACTACTACCATTCAGGTGTTTTAGTTTTAGTTCCTCTTCAATAAATTTTACTAAGGTAGTCTTACCCGACCCCGAAGTCCCAGTGAACGCTATCTTTTTCATGTATATATTTGGTTTATTTTAGCCATAGTGAATAGTCTTTATCGTAGGAATAATCCTCTAGTGACCCCCATGATTTACCCATCTCAGCGGATACCTTCATCTTCACATGTTGCATCTCGAAGTTAAAGTATTTTTGGGTATCCGGATTGGAACATATCTCCGTTATAAGAGGTACTGCTTTATGGATAAACTGGGGCTGTACATAATATCCGATCGAATCGTGTACCGTATATGCTTGGTATCTCCATTGCAGAGAGTCAGTTAGCTTTATGGTACCTCTATTTATATGATCCCTTATGATCACTGTAGAAAATTGAGTGAAGTCCGATGAGCATCCCTGTATAGGAGCATTAATGGAATCCCTTATGGCTTTGTTTCTAAAGCCTTTTATGTCAGAATAAATATCTGGTAATCTTCTTCTCCTTCCAAACAAACCTTCTACATATCCATACTTCCTTACCCTTCTTTCCTGAGCACTCATCCACTTCTTTATCAAAGGAAATTGATTGAACCATTCTTGTTTGAATTCAATAGCTTCTTCTACTGAAACACCCATCTGGTCTGCGGTCATCTCATCCGATTGTAAATATAGAATAGAAAAGTTTAATACCTTACCTCTCTTCTTTTGTTTTTCCCAAAAGAGATGGTCAGGATGTTTAGGGTCTGATAATATACCTTTAATCTCTTCATACTTCTCAAATTTCCGATTGATCTTAGCAGCAGTTGCTACGTGCACATTGTAACCTTTCTTGAAAATCTCAATCATATCCGGGTCTTTGGATAGCTCAGCTGCTACCCTTAACTCAGCTTGCCCATAGTCCACTTCTAGTAGCAGATGCCCCGGTGGGGGTATATACATACCCTTGATTAAGGATGAGGTAGTAGTACGGGGTATGTTTTGTAGATTTGGATTAGCAGATGAGGGTCTACCTGTAACAGTTCCGTGGATTTTAAACTCCCCATGAATTTTATGGTCGGGTGTTACTCTCTCCTGTATGGATACCATATAAGTGGAGTGGAGTTTTGATAGTTCCCTATGATCCAATAGCTTCTGTATAAACCCAGTCTTATCCTTGGTTTTTAATTCCAATAAAACTTCCTCATCCGTGGATGGCTTAGTAGTGGGTCTCTTTGTTTCCTTATCCTTTGTGTATTTTACAATCTTGAATCGAAATCCCTTGGGTGATGTGAATAATAATTGCACCATCTGGTCGGGTGAGTTAAAGTTCACCTCATCTACTACTTCCTTCTTGGTTACTAGCTCCCCCGCTATATACCTACTAATCTTTTCCTCTCTCTGGTTTATCATCCTGGCTTTGGATGCTTCATTCTTAGCCTCTTTCTTACCAGTCTTTATAGCATAGATTTCAGCATTCGTGGATTCGATTAGTTTACGGATATGGTCTGTGATTCTCCACTCTTGGTATCTTCTTATGACCTTTATTGCCAATAACTTCTTTAGATTCTTTTCTATCCTACCCCGGGTCTGTTGCTCTATTCTATTCAGATACTTTACATCAATCTTTACACCCATCAGTTCGGACTCTGCAAAGGTTCTGCTCTGCATCATGGCCATATTCCGGAATAGAGGGTAGAACTTTGGATTCTTGGGTCTTAGTAGTAGCTTCTCAAAGAAGATTGAGAGTCGTAATGTAAAGTCTGCATCCATACAACAGTACTCCGATAATGGAGTAAGGGGAACATGTTCCCAGCCTTTATGTTTCTTGACCAGCTTATCCACCTCATCATCATACCCAGCAAATTCAGGTATAAACCTTGCAACCATGGATTTCAGATCATTGGGGGGCTCTTCATCCAGTACATACTTGGCAAGCATACCATCCAAATATACACCCCGAATATCATAACCATATCGTCTAACCCATTTGTATTCATGCTTGGCATTCCAAGCTACCTTTACTATACTGGTATCTTCCCATAGTTTACCCAATAATGGAAATATCTCTTCCGGGTCTAGGTTAGATTCTTTATGATATAGGGGTATGGAATATGCAAATCCGGGTTGGAAAGCTATGCCTATTATAGTACAATCATCCTGATCACTTTGGGGACCTCCTTTAGCCTTTGTTTCAAAGTCAAAGGACATATACCCAGTCTTTCTGCAGTACTCTAGTATCCTCTCTACCCCCTTGATCGTCTTTACTATTGCAAAGTTACTATCCATTGTATACTTGAGTTTCAAAATGATCCAGCTGAGTTAATTCCACGCCATTTAATTGATAGTAAAATCCTATGTCTGCTTTCTTCTGGCCATCGGTATTATAATCGTTTAGGTAGTATACTTTTTTAATACCGGATTGAACTATAGCCTCAAAGCATTTTCGGCATGGTCGATAGGTGCAATATAATTCGCATCCTTCCAATGATAACCCATTCTTGGCGGCATTGTAGATAGCATTAGCCTCAGCATGGACTGCTCTAATACAGGATTTAGATGTATCACAATGATTGGAGCAGTCAGGTTCTGATCTTAGGGGACCATTATACCCAGTAGATATGATACGATTATCCTTTACAATCACTGCCCCTACCTGGGCTCTGCCACAAGTAGCCCTCTTTGAAATCAAGAGGGCTATGTTCATGTTTAGATTTTCTCGAGTTATTCTCATATGATTTAATAGTTACCCTTTTTGATTAAGTGGGTATCATTTTTAAACATATGAAAGGAGCCTATGTGCATGGTTAGAAAACCCAGTGAAATGTCCAGTCCAATAGCTTCCTTTATATTTTGTGCTAATCGGATGGTTAAGTATATATCATTTTTAAAATGCCTATAAAAATCGCAGCTCCGGATATAGTAATTTAAGTGCAGACAATTACCCCGGATTAGGAAATGGTATCCTATCGTACAAGGAACTCTTTGTCCATGCTTTGCTCCGGTATCTTCCGGATGCCATATTGGAAGATATGCTTGCCTTGTTGCAGGGTTTTCCTTGAGTTGCTTAACTACATCCGCAAGGTCCCCGTACTCATACCAGATTCCATGGTTAGGAGTATTATGATATTCCCGATCTCCATGCTGTCCACCCCCAGCATTTTTTGGCCAGAATCTTTCCATGTAAGTATGTGAGAATCTTCCGGAGGTAAGAAACTCATCCCCATCCTTGAAGTTATTGTAAGGCCATATCATATAGCTTACTCCGGGGTTCATAGGTATCCCACTAACTCTCTCTTGGAAATGCTCTTCAGCCCAGGGTTGATCTGCCTGAGTTTCTCTCTGAAGTACTGCCACGGATAAGGGCATGGGTACTTGGAATATATAATTGATGTGTTCCTTTATAATCTCCCCACTAAATTTAGTAGTCCCTTGCCATTTTCCGAGTTCTATTTCAGGGCTATTAAATAGAGTATCCTTGGCATGTACGATAACATTACTAATAGAATTAAATATCTTCATCATAGGCTTAAAGATTTGAATTTTTTGATTGCTTTCTTTGTTATAACAGTCTTGGGGTATAGTTCTTTGGGCTCATATAATAACAGGTTTTTGGCAAACATGTCCTTTACTCCGGATTCCGGATTACCCTGTTTGTCCTTTCTGATTTGGAGCACTGATCTTCTATGCACTCTGTACATGATGGAATTTGGATCGGGGTGATTCATGTACTCATCCATTCTTTGTAGTACCTTTTCCTGAAACTGGTGTATCTCTAGGCTATTCTTTTCCAGGTAATTTTTTAAAAGCTTTCTTACATCCTTTACATTATTATACATTACAAAAGATTCAGCAGTAATATAAAATGAGGGTGCAAAGAGATGAACCTCTACATCTGTATGCTCATATACATACTCGATGATCCTTTGTACCAAAAGGAAATCAAACAATAGCCTCTTAGTTACCTCGGATGTTCTTATGCTAAAAACTACTACAGGTTTCTTCTGAGTTACCCTCTTCGTAAAATTTAGAGATATTAAGCAATCCTTACCCATTCCATGACGATTGCTGAAATGGAAGGTATAGTTATAGGATTTAGCTTCCTTTCCATGTCTATGTTGGATGGTGTTTTTGATTAGGTCTAGGTAATCCTTATTAACATAGTTAGATGCCAAAGAAGTCCATTTAGCTTTAGCATACCCTAGTACTTTTCCAAAGTTAAATTCCGGATCGACCTGGGCGGTCTGCATAATCACATAGTTGTTATAGGATACATACTCCGTACTATACATCCCACCTCCTACAGCATCAATCGCTTGGCATTTAAGATATAGAAACTCATTGATACCCCGCCAACCGGATTGGAGGTCTTTGAAATTAAGAACTGTTATAGTATGGTTCATCAATAGTTATTTTTTAGTCGTTCAAAGTTCTTCCCATTCTTTCTCATGTAGTGTTTATAAATGCCTTTTACCTCCCATCCCGTAAGATCAAACATGCCCATCATTAATGTAAAAGCTTGCATAATCTTTCTTTGAAATTGGGGCAAGTTTACAAAAGGTTTCTCTCCCTTAGTCCAAGCTCTGTTCTTAAGAAAGTTAGCTCCCATCATTAGCTCCTTCGTGATCATCCAATTGTAAGCTGTTACATATAGTTGTACTTCCGGATGTACTACAAACCCATTTACATGAGTTATCTCATACTCAGCCTCAGTGATTAGTCTCCTGGCTACTATCTTAGCTTGGCAAATCTGTTGATTCTCAAAGGCATTTAAGTGCCTGCCATATCTCATTCCTGTAATTAGCCCATCACTAGTCATTATAGCCAATAGATTCTGTTCCTGGCATAAAGCTTTGTAGTAGTCTGATATGTCTTCGGGTTCTATGCCTGAATAATGCATCAACTCAAACATAAAATGCATTACATCTGCTAGCTCCTCTGAGTATTTCTCCAATAGTTCGGATAGGTACTCATTGGTTAATTCGGGTTTAAAGAGAAGCTCGGTGATCTTTCCATAGACCTCATCTGCTTCACTAAGCTCCTCTATGATATTAGCAATAGTTTCTTTTAGAAACCTCTGACTATCCTTTAGGTTAATATCCATATCAGATAATGGTACCATTCCTTGTTTCTGATACTCCATGATTAAACTAACCTGGGCATCATACATGCCCTTTAGTAAATGTCCCCCGTTGAGTATGATCTCTTTCATCGTAGTTTTATGATTAGGTAAGCTTTTTCGTTTTTAGTCATTACTAGTAATTTGGATTGCCTTATTGTATCCCTTACTGCCTGCTTTATCGCATCGGGGCTTATTTTCTTATCAGCATTAAACCTTTCAGCAATGGATTCCCGCATAGATGACAACCTCACATATTTTAGTGGGCTATCTTTTATCCTTTTCACGATCATACTTTCCAGTATCGGCAACTTAAGAACATTCTGTTCCTCTAGGTCAATAAAAGCTTGGGTCTTGGATAGTTCTTCTCTTTTCTTGTGGGTCATTTGTGATACAATGATCTGGCAGATTTGGGAATCTCCACATACTCCACACTCGGCAGCATCAAAGGAATGGTGTTTGCCGAAGCAGGGATCATTCTCTGAACCGAAGATAGTTATATCTATGGGTTTGGATAGGTCTAGTTTCTTCTTAGCCATCTTGTCTCTTTCTTTTCGCTTTATCATAAATTATTAATAGTATTTTTCTATTACTTTTAATTTCTCGTTCTTATAGGTAGTAATCCTATGCTTAGAATGGCGTCTTAGGTAAGTACCCTCATCATAAAAATCATCCATCACTGTTTCCTTCTTCTCAATGGATGTTCTGGTAGCTCTTCCAATAATCTGTAGTACATTGCTAATGGAGTCTCCCGCGGAAGCATTTATCAAAGCTTTCATGTGAGGAAAATTCTTACCTCTCTTTAGGATGAAAGTACCGACTAATATATCTACCTTCTTTTTTGTGAACCGATCTACTACATCGTCTCGGTCTTTCCTTTTATGATGCACCCAATCTACTACTAACTTAGGGTATGTTTTCTTTATCTTCCGATATAGGATAGCTACATGTTTATGATTTTTAACCATCACCATCATGGGTAATCTTCCATATCCTATATGTGCTCCTACTCTTTTTACAATCACCCGGTTTCTTCTGGTACTTTTAATTATACCGGATTCATATTGTTCCTGCCAGGATTGGTTTTTGGAATATGAGTTCTCCACCTTAGGTGATCCTTTCCATATAAAAACACGAATGGGTGAGGAGTGGCCTTCCTTTATCAGTTTCTCATTTGTGATTGTATAGATCATGTCACCGAATATACTTCTAAGTCGTTCATTCTTTTCCTTCTGCCTTTTATCTGCAAAGGCTGATCCGCTTAATGCTATTCTTACATAGGAGTTAAAGGTATGATTAAGTACATCTCGGTAGGTATTGGATGTTGCTAAATCTCCCTCATCCACTAGTACCACGGGGTATTGAGCTAGCTTCTCAGCTACTTCTGCCATTCTTGACTTAGCAGTTTGAACCATGATCACTGTAAATCTATTCCACTCAACTCCTTCCGATGAAGCTACATATCCAAAGTCTTTTTGCCCTATTAACTTGGGCATCTCTTTCATAATATCCTTTAGCAACTCCTTTGAGTTAAGTAGGAAAGCCGTTGGTTGGTCATACATCTTGTAGATTGCTGCAGCTATAGCAGTCTTTCCACCATTAGTAGCTACTCCTAAGATTCCCCGTGGGAACTCTAGTTCACCCGCCTTGGAGTCTACTACAGCTTTTAGAGCATCCCTTTGGTAGTCCCGTAGTTCCAAGTAGCCAACTCTCTTAGGTATCTTTGTTGGTTTAGCAATAGCTTCTCTCTCATCCAATAGTTCCACTTCCTCACCCTGCTCCTGCAGTATGGATATGAGTTGAGGTAATTTTCCAGTATCAAAATAACCCCGCTCAGATATAAATCTAACAAAACCATCCCACCTTCTTTGCTGAAAAGCCGGTGAGAAGAAAGCTCCTTTCCTACGGATAGCCAATAGAGGATGCTCCCTTAGGGCCATGATAGTTTTTGTTAAACCCTCAAGTTTACTTTTGTTATTAAATATCGTTATCCTCATTTTGGGGTAATTTAGATTGCCTTCTTTTAAACTCCTCTACTAAACTTTTATTCACTTTGGGTTTATCTGATTTTACCCTATTGTCTGCTAACCACCTGATCACTCTCTCTTTCCCATTATCCGTAACTAACTGTTCCGGGGCAGGTATGCCTGTGGAAAATGCCGCTAGACTTTCAAAATTACCAGTAATATAGTTCTCCGCAGATACTCCCATACTCCTTGCTAACTCAGATACTTTTACAAAGAATACATATTTCTCTGGTGTATCCTTATAGTTCATGGTTATTCCAGTAGCTTCATAGACTAGTTCCCGATATTTAGTATGAGCTAGTTCGGTATCCTCCTCATTGTCATCATTGTTTATGGTCATTAAACAATTATACCTCTGTACGATGGTATCATGGAAGGCTTTTGCCTGTCTTATCCGGAAGCCCCCCGTTCTTCCTTTGAACATTAGAGAAATATAAGCCCTATAGCCAGCTTCCCTTGATAACCCATAAGCTTCACAGAAATCATTAGCTAACCCAGTTAACTCTACGATAAATTCCCAGTCCCTATGAGATTGAGTATACTTTGTATAACCCCGGTGCTTTAATTTATCCCGAGTATAGTTCAAGGTTTTATTAAACAGGTTGGCATCATCCATCGGTGACTTGGAGATTCTTTCCACTCTTCTTTTTTGGGTCTCATTAGTATTGATAAGTTGATTCCGGTTGGATAACTTATAGTTTACTCCCCTCTCAAAGAGATAATTCACTAGACGTATGGAATCTTCAAAAATTCCAGCTGTTTTATATGCATCTCTTAGTAACTTTATCAGAGTAGTTCTTGTGATATGTATGGATGGTTCTCTTTTCATACTTCAGGCAGATAGTGCATAGGTTTCGGTTCAACAATAAACTTCCGGTATATCTCCTGGTAGGTCATATACTTCGACTTCTTTATAAAACTCATCATTCGTTTTTTTCCATAGTCATTAGCATCCAAATATTTTTCAGAACCAGGTTTTTTGGTAAATGGTAGGAAAACAATTCTTACCCTCTTATGTCTTGACAATTCAAGCCCCGTTTTAAGAGCTTCCCACTGAGCATCCGGGTCGAGTATGATAGTAATTCGTTTGCATGGGCTTTTTATTATATCGGATATC